GACTAGGTAGCCGCCCGGACGCGCTAGGAAGCCGTAGGAACGGTCCGGACAGGCCCGGCTAGGGGTATAGCGCCCCCCCCCGGCCGGACCGCCCTACGGGGCCGCTAGGCCGTCCGCCGGGCCTAGTTTACCCCCGGCCCGCCGGAACCGGAGTTTTAGCCCCGGCCCCCGCCCTACGCCGCCCGGCCCGCCCCGGCCGGACTCGGCCCGAGGCGGATGCCCCGGCGCCCGGTCACGATCAGCCCGTCGAGGTGCGTGGTCGCCTCGGCCATCGCGGTCCGGAAGGAAGCGCGCAGCGCCTCATCGTCGTTGAGCATCCGGCCGTCCACGCCCGCCGTCAACCGCCGCACCTCGGCCACGGCCGCCGCGAGGTCGGCGTGGTCGGTGACGTTGCGCAGCTGGAACCCGTCGAGGAACTCACGCAGGTTGTCGAGTAGTGCCTGCCCGTGGACCACCTTCACCTTGCCGTCCGCCGTCGGCGCGAGGCGCTTAGCGAACTCACCGGTGAACCAGCGCAGCTCTTCGCACAGCGCCACCCGCACCTCCGCGTATGCCTCGCTCAACTTCGCATCCCACTTCTGGACGCTCGCCTCGTAGACAGCGCGGTCCGCCGTCTCCAACCGCTCGGGCGCCGCGAACGACACGTACTCCCAGTCGATGCTCCACTCCTGCGCGACCTGATCCGCCGTCAGGTAGCGCCGCCGGTCGAACAGCGCCGGGCCGAGGCGCCACTCCTGCTCGTTCATGAGGCGCCCGTAGTCCGCCGCGACCAGCTGCGCTTCCACGGCCAGTTCTTCGACGGCCGCCCGCAACATCTGGTCGACGCGCGTGATGTTCTCGACGGGAACCAGGTACGTCCGCTCGCCGAAGACGCGGTGCGCCGAGATGCTCCACCGCCGCAGCTGCGCCTTCGCCGCGCTGATCACGCGGTTCGGCCCGCGCAGCGCCTTCTGGTCCACGAGCTTCACGGCCGCACGCACGGCCGTCGGGTCCAGCGCCGTCGTCCCGTGCGCCGCTTCCACCACCTTCTCGTTCTTGACCTTGCGGTCGTTCCCGAGCCACGAACACCGGAGCGTCAGGCAGACGCACCGCTGTAGGATCGTCGTCGCTTCCGTCGGCCTCGTCATCTCCACGGTCATCGCTACACCACCTTCCCGGCGCGCAACTGCGCCTCAAGCCATTCGTGTTCCGCCGCCAGCGCCGCCGCCCGCGTCGCGAACGGCATGCCCGCATCCGTCAGGACCGGCCCGCCGACCGGTCCCATGTCCGCCGTCCATCCACCGCCCGCTGCCGGTTCCACGTGGCTAGCGCGCCGTGTCTCAGCGGCTTCGCCGCCGAACAGCTGCGCCAGCCTATCGTCGTAGATGAACTGAACCTGTCCATCCGGACCGATGAACAGGCTCAGCTCGTCACCTTCCACGTTGCCTCCTTGTCCTTCCGTCGGCGTTCAGCTCGGCCATGCGCGCGGCGACGGCCTCAAGCTGATCTTGAGTCCAGATGGGCGGCGCGCTGCCGCCCAGCATGAAGACGTATTGCAGATAGTACGTACTCCACACGAGCGTCCCGACCACCGCCCCGGTGACGTGATTCACGGCGCGCACGCACGGTTGTCCGTGCGTCGCGAGGCCCGTCTGCTCGAACCGGATCGGCGCGTTCACGGCGCGCCCTTCTTCGCCGCCAGCGCCACGCGCCGCGCCTCACGCCACCCGCGCAGCCACGCGGCATGCTTCCGCGCGCTCACGACGCCCTTCCACTGCGGATAGGGCACCGCCGTCGCGGGGCGCCCCTTCCCGTAAGCGGCAGCCCCTTCCACCTCGCACGTCGCGAGCGGCTTCAACCGCATGAACCCCATCACTTCCTCCCCACGGCGCGCGGCACGGCCACCGCCATCCGGTGCTCGGGCTTGAGCGCCCGCTTCTTCACCTCACCCATCGACGCCTCCAGCGCCTTCGTCAGCTCCGTGCAGGCCGGGCCGACCACGCCGTTGACCTCGAACTCGACTGTCTCGCCGTCCGCGCTCACGCGGATGATCACCTCTTCCACGTTAGACCTCCTCCTGTCCGGGCACCACGGCCGCCCGGACGAACTCTTCCAGCGCCTCGGGCGGAACGCCGTACTGCGCCGCGAAGTGCCGGACCTGCCCGACGTCACGCAGGTGCTCCAACTCGTGCTGCACCGCCAGCGGCTCGAACGACGCCCGCTTCACGACGAGCGTCACCACCAGATCGTCGCCTTCCGTCTCCGCATCCACTATGCACCGCACCTTCGGGTGAGCGGAGAGCACGATGCCGACTTCCTCCAACGACACGAACCCGTCAGCCACGCCATGCCTCCCGTCCGGCGTTCATCGCGAACGCCATCAGCAGTATCGCCGCGCCGACCGCCGCCGGGCGGCCGACCCCGTTCACTTCCCACGCGACGCGGAGCAGAGCGACGCCGACGACCAGCGCCGCCGCTCCCGCCGCCGCCATCACGAGCCGGACCGTCACCGCCGCCGCAGGCGCAATTCGAGGCGGCCGTCCGGCAGCGCCACGCGCCCGGCCGGGACGAAGCCCTCGCGGGCTAGCTGCGCCCGCGCCTTCCGCATCGCGTGCGCCGCCGCATACTCCTGCCGCAGCTTCCCCATCGCCGGGCCGACGGCCTTGATCAGCCGGTCCTGCCCCCACGTGTCCCAGTGCGCCTCGTACCCGTCGGCGGCCTTCACCAGCCCGATCTCGTACTCGCCGCGCTTCGGGTTCGGCAGTGCGAGGGCGTGCTCGCACCGGCCGTGGCCGATGTAGTTGCGGAACGTCGTCTGGCCCTCCTTCAGTTCCAGCCCGCATGCCTCGGCCGCCGCCTTCACGTCGGCCAGTTCCCGCATCTTCAGCTTCACCGTCGTGACGTGACTCATCGCGTCTCCTTCCATGCTTCATGATGTGTCTCGGCGCGGCCGTCCGCTAGTGCTTCGCGCATCTGGCGCAGTTCAGTCAGCACGCTACGCACGCGCTTCACCCGGTCGCGGTACTCCGCCAACGCCCGCTCCCACGCTTCGCTCGACTGCACGTAGTCGCGCGGATGCGGCGCCGCTTCCTGCAACGTCGTCAGCGCAATCGTCAGTCCGTTGACTGCTTGGTCAAGCTGCATCTCCAGCGTGATCCGCGCCGTCCCGCCCATGTGTACCCTCGGAACGATCATCCGCCCCTCCTTCTATGACTCCGGCATGTCTGCGAGGCCGTGGCGCGGATCCTTCGGCATCAGCACCTTCGGCCCCGGCCCGAGCGACACTGCCCGGACGTGCTGCTTCATCGGCGCCGCTTCGTAGCGGTACGGCCCCGGCACCGAGGCCGACAGGAACCGGCCGTGCGCCGCCGTGCGCATCGCGTCGATCTCCGTCGCGCGGCTCCGCGCGACCGGCATGATGTACTGCGCCGCCTCCTTCAGCGTCACGCCGCAGTCCCATGCCGACTCGGCGCACTCCTTGATCTCGGCGCCGGTCCATCCGTCATCGTCCGGCCGCTCCTGCCCCACCAGCCCGTAGCGGTCGAGGTAGAGCCGCCAGATCGCCTCGCGCTCCTCCGACGTCGGCAGGTCGAAGAAGAACACCCCCCGCTTGAACCGGCGCTGGAACTGCGGCCGGATACCCGCGAGGGAGTTACACGTCAGCAGGAAGAAGGCGTTGCCCCGGCCCACGGCCTTGATGACGCGCATGGCGTGGCGGACGTTCTGCTGCGAATCGCCCACCCACTTCGACTCCATGCCGCTCAGGTCCATCTGGATCGTCGGCACGCCCGCCTCGTTGCCGAACCCCCGGCACAGCGCGCTCTTACCGGAACCGGGCACGCCCGTAAAGATCATGCCGCGCCAGTTGTTCAGCTCCATCTCCACGAGCAGCTGGCGCTGCTGGTCTTGCTTCACGCCGTTACCGTCCGTCTCGACGGCGGCGAACACGTCCGCGCCCTCGTCGATCCAGACGACGACGCCGATCCGCTGCTGCGCCCGCATGTGCTGCCGCAGACGCCGCTTCGCGCTCTCCAGTCCGCGCAGATCGTCGAGCGTCTCCGTCCCCCGGTAGACGGACAGCCCCGGCGTCTGCTCGATGGCGAGCCGCTTGCGCTCCCAGACCGTGCCGAGGTCGATGCCTCTCTCGCCGAGCGACAACGCCACGACCTGTTCGGCCGCGAACCCCGACAGCCCGCTCACGGCTTCCACGGCCTTCTCGACCGTCTCGCTCGACGGCTGCGGCATCTGCTCGCCGCTCTCCAGCTTGCTCCCGGCGCACAGTTCCGTCACCATCGCCCGTAGTTCCTCCGGCCCCGGCAACGGATCATCGAACACTACGACGTCATGCTCCAGCTCGGGCGGCAACACGATGTCCGGCGCCCCGAGCACGACCATGCGGAAGTTCCGCTTGTAGTCATCACGCAAGCTGCTCACGGCCTGCACCGCGCTCGCCGTAGCGCCGGGGTCCACGCTCGTCAGCTGCCGGTGCGCATTGAACGCGAACAGCACGCACCCCTCCGGCAGCCGCCCGGCCGCCACCATCGCCTCCGTGAACCGCACCGTGTCCTCGGGCGCGCACGCCGCGCGCCGCGCCGCCGCGACACCGGACGGGTTCGCGCCAACCACCCCGCCCACGGCGTCCCACCGCAGCACGGGGTAGTCCGGACTCGCCGACAGGATAGCCGCGAACGACGCCTGCTGGTCGGCCGTGCGCAGCACCGTGATAGGCACGCCGCACTGCCGCGCCTTCTGGAACTGTTCGAGCATCATCGCCCGCTCTCCTTCCCGGCGCGCAACCGCGCCGCCGCTGCCCGCAACGAGTCGGCCTGCGCGAACAGCTTCTCCGCCGCGCGCGCATGCTCCCGGTTCTCGAACACGCGCCGCCCGCACGACGCGCAGCCCGACGAGTGTAGATCCAGCTGCGTCAGCGCCCGGTCGATCAGCGACGCCGCGCACTCCAACAGCGCGTCCGGCGGAAGCCCGCCCGCCAACTCACGCCCGTCATCCGGCTGCTTGAGTAGCGCCTCGGCGCGACGCGCCAGCTCCTCAGCAGCACTCACGAGTCCGATCCGATCCTTGCCCCGGTTCATCACGCCTCCCCGCCGCTCTGTGCGGCATACTGTCGCAGGTACGTCTGGCGCACGGACGCCAGCGATACCGTCCGGGCGCGCAGCCGATCCACGCTCACGCCCGGCGGCCCGTCCTCCCGTAGCACGGCCCGGCCGTTGACGACGGCCTTGACCGTCCACGGGGCGCCCGCAATCTCGATGCTGACGCCCACGTGTTCCTCTACCCACTGCTCTAGTGCAGTCACGTCGCCTCCCTTCGCTACAACCCGAGGTAGCCGAACGCCTGCGCCAGCATCGCCCGGCGCAGCGGTGTCGGTGCCTTTCGTATCGCCGTCCTCAGCTCGAACAGCGTCAGGCTCCCGAGGTCGCTGTTCTCCTTCCGCGCCTTCGCTTCGCGGTACAGCGCGTCATAGGCGGTCCGGGCTGCTCCGTCTTCCAGCCGCCATCCGGCCGCCTGTTCCGCGCCAACCGAACCGATGTAGGCGGCCGAGCCGAACGACGCCGACACGCGCCCCTCGTCCGTCCGCTCCGCCTTGATGCGGTAGCGCCCGCCGACGACGGACGCGCCGCGACGTCCCCTCTTCGCCGCGAACATCAGCTCGCGGCCCTCCGCATCGAGGAACGTCTCCGCCAGCGCGTCGCCGTTCAGCCGCACACCGATGTACGTCCAGATCTCCTCGCCGGGCTTCACTTCGCCAGTCATCACACTACCTCCTTCGTTGCGGCGGCCACCGCCGCGAGATCCGCCGCCAGCGTCTCGCCGAGCTGGCGCCGGTACTTCCGCGCGATCAGCAGGCCGAGTGCCGCCTGCTTCACCGTGAGCGACGGCCACGCCGCCAGCTCCTTCCCCACGCGCGTGTCCAGCTTGTTGAACCCGCATCCGTCCAGCACTCGCGCGCCGTCGCACATCCCGGCGATCACGCGCAGCGCCGTGTGCACCGTCGCCCGGTGCGCGTCCGTCAGCGCCGCCGCCATCTTCGCCACCCGGCTACGCGGCGCAGCTTCGGTAGCTGCCGCCTCGGGCAACACCGGTAGCGGGTCCGGCTCGCGGTCCAACGCCCGGTCCAACACGTCCTGCTTCTCGACCAGCACGTGCGCCATCCGCGCGTCGAGTGACCCGTCCAACACCACGTGCTGAACGAGGACGGCTTCGCGCTGCCCGATGCGGTGCGTCCGGTCCTCTGCCTGCGTGACGTTGCCCGGCACCCAGTCAAGTTCCGCGAACACCACGTGGCTGCTCGCCGTCAGCGTCAGCCCGACTCCGGCCGCCGTGATCGATCCGATGAACACCCGGCACGCCGGGTCTGTCTGGAACCGGTCGACGATGCCCTGCCGATCCCGCATCGCCGTCTCGCCGGTCAGCTCGACCGGCTGCGCATCCGCGAGGCCGTCACGGATAGCCGCGATGACGTCGTGGTGGTGCGCGAACACGACCACCTTCTGCCCGGCATCGAGCAACGTCTGCACGTGCTCGATGACATACGGCACCTTCGCCAGCGCCGTCTCGTGCCGTAGCCGCGACATCTCCGTGAACGCCGCCCGCGTTGCTTCCGTCAGCCGCTGCACGGCGGCCTCATACGCCTCGTCGTCGTCCCATGCCTTCGCCAGCTCGACCTGCGCCCGCAGTTCCTCTAGCTCCGCCTCGCGCGCATGCCACGCTCGCGCCTCAGCGTCGACGACGCGCTGCGCCCCGTTCGCCGGGATCACCAGCACCTGCCGCCGCTTGGCCGGGAGTTCCGTTAGCACGTCCTCCTTCAACCGGCGGATCATGACCGTACTCCGCAGCTTCTCCTGCAACTCATCGAGGTGCGTCGCGCCGCTCACGTCCCACCCGTAGCGGTTCTGATGCGCGCCGCAGTAGCGCATCGCATACGGCCAGAACCTCGGCCACGCTACCGGGTCCAGCCAGTGCAACACCGGCCACGCTTCGGCCGGGCGGTTCACGATGGGCGTGCCGGTCAACGCCAGCTTGCGGCGCGCCCGGATCCCCTCATCGCCGTCCTGCTTCCCACGGCGTTCCTCGCGCCCGACGACGGCCGCCGTCCGCTGCGCCTTCGGGTTCTTGCAGTAGTGGGCCTCGTCGATGACGACGAGATCCCACGTCTCCGCCCGGAGCCGGTCGCGTAGCTTCTCGGCGATGTCGTAGTTCACGATAACGATGTCCGTCTCCGGCCACGCCGCTGTCGACACGAGGCCGATGGTCAGCGGGTCCGTCGACGTCTCACGCGGTGACTTCGGCGCGAGGTGCCCGAGACGCGCGGCCGGGACCACTAACCACTTCCGCAGTTCACACGCCCAGTTCGCCCGGAGCGTCGCCGGGCAAATCACGAGGACGCGGAAGATGGACGGATCGGCGTTAATAACGCCTACCGCCTGAATCGTCTTACCCAAGCCCGGCGCATCGCCGTTCAATGCGGCCGGGCGCCCGGCCATGTACGCGATGCCCGCCAGCTGGAACGGCATGTACGTCTCGCCGTCCGGCTTCGGCACGTCGACCGCCGCCGCCGTTGCCCGGCTCGCCGCGATGACGTCGGCCCGCGCCTGCGCCGCCGCCTCCAGCACGGGCCGGAGGTCTGCATCCGCGTACTGCGCCAGCTTCCCGGCCACGGCCGGGTCGCTCGTCCACCAGCGGCGCAGTTCCCGGTCCCACCGGAACCCGGCCGCCTTCGGCAGTTCCCGCTCGTCGTACGTCGACACCGCGACGTACCGTGTCCCGTCTCTCATCACGCGCATCGTCGTCCTCCCTGCGGGCGCTACTGCCCGCGTTGCATTCCCCCCGTTAAACGCCTCCCGGCCGAGGCGCTCGACGCGGGGAGCGGAGAAGAATGAGGCCGCTCGGTTTCGTGTGCCAGCCTGTTTGTTATCCGAGCCGTTACCGCTGGTTGGCCTCACCTTGCCCCGCTCACCTTGGTTGCTATCGCACGCGACCGTCAGCGACGGTCAGAATCGCACCGCGCCCTCCAATCTTGCGTTTGCTGAGATGCCGTTACATCCCGCGCGTCGCTAGGTCATGACAGTTACCTCCTCCCGCCTACTTCCGCGCCGCCGCCGACAGCCACACGGCGAGACGCGCTCCCACCGTGCACAACGCGCGGTGGTAGGCGTCCGACAGATGGTCGCTGGCGTAGTAGTGGCCGAACTCGTGGATGAGCAGTTCCAGCCACCGCGTCGTGCCCTGCGGGTCGAACCACTGCTCGCCGAGACGCGCCACGTTCACCGTCAGCTCGCCGCTCCCGAAGCACGCCGTGAACGGCCACCCCCGGTCCTGCGCGAACCGCACGTACAGTTCCGCGCCGGGCCTCTGGATGGCGGCGCCGTAGGCGTCTGCTGCGAACGCCGCCCATGACTGCATCTCCGGCGTCAGCTCGGTCCGCAGCTTCAGCGGCGTGCCGTCCTTGCTGAAGGGCTTCGGCGACGGCGTCACCTGCCCGGCCGGGCGGATGGCCGAGGCCGCCCGCACGTTGTCCCATTCAGCCCGCGTCAGCGCGCCGCCGGTCACGACCGTATACCCGGCGACGACGGCCAGCTTGTTCGCTTCCGGGTCCGACGGATCGAACGCCACGCGCTTCTCACCGAACCGCAAGCCCATCACCGTCGTGACGGCCTCCGGCTTCACGTCCGGCGACGCCAGTGCGTCACGTACCCACGCCTCCGTCGCCGCCTGCTTCGGCAAGCGGTCATGCATCAGGTTGAGCACCGCCGTCCGCAGCGCGCGCCGGTACGACGGCGGCACGTTGTCCCGCTCGATGTTGAGCGGCACCTTCTGCTGGACGTCGTAGTGCCACTCGTCGCCCATCGGCACGACCGGCACGCCCAGCTCGTAGAGCCAGCCGCCGTCTGCCGCGTGGAGCCGCACCGCGACCGTCCGCGTCACCCGGCGGAGCACGCCCGTCTCGTCGGCTACCTCCGTCGGCAACGCCACCTGCAGCGTCGCTATCGGCACCTTCGCCGGGAGCACGTCCCCGTTCAGCGTGACCTCAACGCCGGGCGGCAGCAACATCCGCCGAACCGTTCCGAGCGCTTCCTCGGCCTCGGCCTTCGTCAAGGTCAGTTCCGCCTCGACGATGGTGCCGCGCTCCGTGTGCTTCCCGGTCCGGCGCCGCCCGCCGTCATCGAACACCACCGAGCCGGTCGTCGACGTGATGCGCGCCGAACGCGCTGCCGCCAGCACGAACTTCTCGCCTGCGTTGAACCGCCCGGCCTTCGACGGGTCCGCCACCTTGTAGCTCGGCGCGAACAGCCGGTATGCGTGCGACAGGTCGGCGAAGCCGCCCGGCGCATCGTCCGTCACGCTCAGGCGCCAGCTCCGCCCCCCGACCGGCTCCAGCCGCGCGTCGACCCGCGTCACGCCCGTCTCATCGAGCGCGTTGCGGATCAGTTCCGTCAGCAGGTAGCCGTTGCCCCGGCGGGCGAGCGTCTTCGCCAGCCCGTCGAGGTCCGTCTCGATCCACTCGTTCCGTCGGCTCATTGCCGACCTCCTTCCTAGAGAGTTGACAGCAACTCCTTCACCGCCCGCTTGGAGCACTCCGGGCACGTCCGCATCAGGGCGCTGAACGGCCCCTTGTCCGTCCCGCAGCAGGCGCAACGCGGCGGCGCCCACGTGACCTTCTTCCCCATGCGGCGCATCGCCGCATCGAAGTCCAGCTTGGTCTTCGCCCACTCCTCATCCGTCGTCCCCGGCCGCCGCAACAGCGGCATCGAGCGTGGCCCGTACTGCTCCAGCTTGCCGACCTTCGCTTGCTTCTTCATGACGTAGCCTCCTTCGCCGCCCGACGGCGGCAACGCGGACACTCATACGCAACGCCTTGCCCTTCCCGCCAGTACCGGGCATAGAAGTCGGCGGCGTATGCCCCGACCGGACGCCCAGTCATCTTGTCCTTCAAGGCCTCCGTGCGCTCGTAGCCGCACGGCCAGCGGTACGTAACCTTGGGACCGTCGTGCCGGAGCACGTAGGCGCGGGGCCGAATCCCGCACAGCGTGAGTAGCTTCTTCATCACCGCCATCACGCCCTCCTCAGTCGCAGTCCAGCGACATCACGAAGATGTTCGGCACGCTGAAGAACGCCGCGAGCGCTGCCGACCCCGGCTGCGCCCAGTTGTTAAGCCGTGACCGCTTGGCGCTGATCTGGTAGCCGACCCCGAACCCGGCCGGAGTGAACGAGTGCGTGCCGCCGCCCTGCAGCGTCGCGCTGATCTCCGCCCGCTGCTCCGGCGTCACCAGCCACCGGCCGGTCGGCAGCCCCGGCACCTCCACGCTCGTCGCGTGACGGGTGCGGACCTCCGCGACCTTCTCCACCTGCTTCGCCAGCTCATACTCGACGGCGAGGTGCGTATCCTCCGGCTCGATATAGAAGCTGTCGCTGACGCCCCGCGCGTCGAACGAGAAGCGGCCCTGCGGCGTCGTGAAGTACGTGTGCCCGGTCGCGGCGAAGTACGTATCATCTTCGCTGCTCGGCACGACGAGGATCGCGATGTCCCGATCCTTGCTGGCCGCTTCGTAGACCAGCGCGACATCCTCGCCCGTCACGTTGTACCGCTCGTCGGGCGTCGGTGGCCGCACCGTCCCGGTCAGCCCGGCCGGAGCTACGATGCTCCGCAGCCACGCCTCGACGCCGAGATTGGCCAGCGTGCCCGGCTTCCGCTTCCGGGCGTTCAGCTCCGCCGCCTTCCGCTTGTCGCGCGTCGCGCACGGCGCGCAGCGCGGCTTCGTGGTGTAACGAACGTGGCACCCCTCGCAAACGTGTCGCTTCATCGGTCCCTCCCTTCGCCGCCCTATTGCGGCTGACCTGCCTCATCAGGCCGTGGGCGGTCATCCCACGACTACCGGCGGCGCGCTGGCCGCCGGTTATCGGCTCGTTCATGCCGCGCGCCCGACGCCCCACTCGGCCCGCAGCAACTCGTGGACCCGGCTCACCGTCGCCGGTCCTGCGCCCTCGGCTCGCGCCCAAAGCTGCTCCTGCCGCCCGTGGAACTCATCGCGCCCGATCTCGCCGCGCTCCAGTCGCGTCACGTTGTCCTTTAACGCGACGTAGACGTTCAGCGCGACGGCCTTGCTCACCGCCGCTCGCATCGTCACCTCCTGCCGCCCTACGGCGGCCCGGTAGCGCACCCCTACTGCGCCAGCACCGCCAGCGCGTCCGTCGTCTCATCAGCTGCCGCCTTCGGCGCGCGCTCGCGGGCCACACGCGCCTCATCCTTGTCGCCCCAGTACAGGCCAACCGGATTACGGAACGTCGCCTCAGCCTCAGCTACCAGTTCCACCATCTCGCGGTAGAGCGCGATGGCCGCCGTCGCCTCCGCTACGGTGCGCGACGTCGAGGACCAGCTCACGTCGCCGCACATCGCGTACTTCTCGACCCTATCTGACGGGTCATCCGGGTTCACGATGACGTCGACGCGCTCAAACTTCAGCGTCGCCGAGCAACCGACGGCCCACGCCCGCTCGACCGTCAGGTGCAACGACGAACCGCAGTAGTTGCTGATACGGAGGCCGCGCAGCTTGTATTCCTTCAGCCACGCCATGATCTCCGTGCTGCGCTCCCTCATCGACGCCCACGCCTTCGCCTGCCGGAAGTGGTCGCGCTTGTGGTTGAGCGCCTTCTGCGCGGCGTAGTAGCGCGAGCACTCCGCATCGACGCGCTCGGTGAGGCGCTTCTCGAACGCCTCGCGGTAGATCGCCGTCAGCTCCGGGTCCGGCTCGCCGAGCTGCGTCTGCGCGTCCCAAACAACCGCCGCCTCCGAGATGAACCGACGCCGCTCGTCGTAGTTCTTCTCACCAACCCCGCCCGGCAACGTCACGCCGTTTGCCGCCACCGCCGCCACCTCCCGCACCGCCTTCTTCGTCAGCTTCGCCATCACACACCTCCTTGCTACCTGCCGCCCCATGCGGCATCGGGCTGCCTCGTCAGGTCGTGGGCGCCCATCCCGCGACTACCGGCGGCCGTCCGCCGCCGGTTATCGGCTCATGCCTAGCTGCGCTCGTCGAAGAACGCCCCGCATTCTTCCCACGCGCCGTCTTCGTTGAAGATCATCTCCGCGCCGCCGTACGCCGGGGTCGCGTAGATGTCGCCGCCCTCCCAGAACGGGTGAGGCATACCGCCGTCGTTGTACGTCGCGTCCATCTCGCGGATCAGCACCGTCGCCTCATCCAGCGTCATCCACGGCGTCTCCGAATCCAGCGGCAGTCTCGCCCCGTCGCCGCTCGCTACGACGTCGATGCGGTAGACGTCGTCATCGAACCGCGCCAGCTTCACCTCGTGGCCGATCAGTTCGACCAGCGAACCGTCGAAGCGCACGGCGTAGAACACCGCGTACCCCGGCTCGTCGCCCCACTGCTCCACTTCCATCTTCCTGACCAGCACCAGCTCGCCCTCCATCTCGCGAGTCGGGTGATGGTCGCGCCCGCAGTACCCGTCCATGTCCACCTTCGCAATACGCAGCACCATCGCCATCGTTACCTCCCTCCGCCGCCCTATTGCGGCTCGTCCCTTCCGCGCAAACCGGGACAGGCTCTCAGCATCTCGCCGGTGGTTCGTCCGGAAGCTCCGCGTGACGTTACGTGTACCAGCTAACGTCGCCGCTCCCCGGTCCCTGCGCTACGTGTCGCCGTAGCGTTCATGCCAGCCTGCGCTGCCTGTCTATCTGGGGTTGCGATACTCCCCCTGCCCGGCCTGCGCGCAAGGGACGAACCCCTGCGCCGACGTTAACCGGTTATCCCGTCGAGGCGATCTGCGTAGCGCATCGCCTCCCGTGCCGTCTTGAAACCAACCGAGTCCGCATGACGTCCGGTCGGCGTATACCGCGACGCCGGGGCGCCGGGCTTCGGGCGGGGGCCGTAGAGCCACCACCACTTCCCTGCAGACATCGGCGCATTACGAACGTGCCAGCGGCTATCGCTAGAATGCCAATCGCCCGTGTTCGCCTTCGCCCAGCGTGTCATCGCTCACCTCCCGCCGTTCCGCTCGTAGTCGGCGCGCTCGACCTCGCCGACCACCTCCCACGTCCGCCCGCCCTCGACCTGCTGCGTGTGCAGGTACGCCGTCGCGTCCTGTCCGTCGCGCCGACCCGCGACGCGCACGAGCCGCTCGCCGCGCCCGTCGATGGTCGAGCTGATGCCGCCGACCACGTCGGCCTCCGTCCAGCCGATCATCATCACGTAGGCCAGCGCCGCCGCCGCCGGGTTGAACGCCAGGCCGCTGTCCGGCACCACCGTCAGGCGCATCCGCCGCGCCCACGCCTTCGCCGACCGCGTGCTCCACGTCTCCTTGTAGACCTCGCCGGTCTTCGCATCGATGACGTCGACGCACGGCCGGTCCCCGGTCGGCCCGGCGTAGACGCCGAACGCGAAGAACACCCGCTCCGCTCCGCGCTGCTGCAACTTCCGCTCCGAGTAGTTGATCGGCCTCCGCATTGTCCGTCCCTCCCTGAATGACCACCATCGGTCTGGGGCCAACGCCGGACTCGAACCGGACGCCGTATTACTACGGCGGGCGCCCCGCGCGCCGCTGGCCTGTCATGCTACCACCCGCGCACCGACTCCAGCAGCAGCGCCTGCGCCGCCGCCTCTGCCTGCGCCGTGAGGTTCGAGAGCGGCGACGTGCTGCGCTTCGGCCACCGCGCCGCCTGCCACACCGCGCGCTCCAGCTGATTCACGACCGCGTCGAGCGTCGCGTTGTCCTTCGTCAGCCACGCCCGCACGTCCTTCACGACCTTCACCTGCGCCGCCGCCGCGACCGCGTCGTCGCCCCACTCGAAGGCGTAGTGCAGCCCGTTCTGCTCGGCCTTCTCCTGCCACTCGCGCAGCACGTACCCGCTGCTCTGTTCCATGTAGTCGAGCTGCCGGGCGAACGCGGCGTTCCTCTCGGCCGTCTTGACCTCCGGCAACTGCCGGTGCGCCTGCGCCCACGTCGCCAGCGCCGCGCTCTCGAACGCGTCACAGTAGTCGTCGACCGGCTTGATCTTCCGCGCCGCCTGCCACTCCATCGCCGCCAGCCGCAGCGCCGCCTTCACCGCCTGCCTCTCCAGCCGGACGTTGTCGCCCGTCGCGGTGAAACGCTCACCGTGTTCCTTCCCGTCCTTCTGCCCTTCGACCGTCGCCGCATTCTGCTTCGCCATCACTCACCTCCCGTTGACCGTGATTGGTCTGGGGCGCACGCTGGACTCGAACCAGCCGAGCGGCCCCGCGAGGCCGTCGTGCGTCACCTACGCCCGCCGCTAGAACCCGCCGCTGAACGTGAACGTGAACACGTCCTCGTTGCTGCTGTTCGTCGCCTCGAAGCAGACGCCCTGCCGCACCAGCTCCGCCGCGAACTTCGCCGCTTCGACTACGCCGTAGACCTTGACCACGTACATCACTCACCTCCCGTTGACCGTCATTGGTCTGAGACGTCGTGCCGGAATCGGACCGGCCGGGGCGGGCACCGTCGCCCGCCCCTACCCACTCGCGTCGCTACTTCACTCCACTCCGCTCCGCTAAAGCCTGCGCCCTCGGCACCAGCGCCGATAGACCTCCAACTCTTCCGGGTCCAGCTCCGCGAGAACCCGCCGCGCCATCGCGCGGTACCACTGAGCCTGTTCTCGCAGGTAGTCCTGATCGAACGGGGGAAGCTCCCCGAACCGCTCGCGGCACCATCCACGAAGCTCGCCGCGTCCCACCCGATCCTCCGGACGGCCGTCAAGCGCACCCTTCGCTGGAGTGCGTTCGCGGAACCGGCGTTCGATCTCTGCGCGCAACGCGGCCTCGTAGTCCTTCGTCCACATCGCCGCTACTCCGTCGGGCGCACGGCCGTCTGCCGCACGCCGAAGTCCACCACCGCCGGGTTCAGCATCAGGCTCCGCGCCAGCAGGTCAGCGTCCGGCTTCGCTGACTCCCGCTTCGGCGGCAACGGGTAGCCGCCGAGGACGAACACGGACTTGCGCGCCATGATCGCGCGCGGGTTGGGATCGCGCATCAGGTTCCACTGCGTCGCTGACAGGATGCTCGCCATCTCACGCCTCCTTCGTGACCGTCATTGGTCTTGGACCTACGCCGGACTCGAACCGGCTTACCGCGCCCCGCGCGCCGTAGGTCGCCACGCCCGCTACGCCGCTGCCTTCCGCCGCGCGACCGCGCGCCGCAGCGTCTCCAGCACGCGCCCGGCGTCGATCCAGTCCGCCGTCCCGCACGGCCGGTCGATCATCAGCTCCGTCCGCTCGCAGGTCAGCGGGTTGACCTCCAGCTCGTCGAACAACCGGATCAGCTCCAGCCGCTGCTTCTTCGGCAGCAGTACCTTGCGCGAGTTCCACCGGAAGTGCTGCCCGATGATCCGCCGCGCCGCCGCCGCGACCGTCGAGAGGGTCGCGCCCGCGCCCGGCGCTACCCACATCGTCGACATCGCGCCGCCCGTCGCCTGCTCGACGCACGGCAGCGGGAAGCTGTACCGCGCGAACGTCCCGGCGACGTCGAGCACCGCCGTCGCGTAGCCGCGATCCTCGTCCGGCTGCCAGATGCCGTCGACGCGACCGTAGATGCCGAACGCCTCCACCACTACCAGATCCCCGACCGCGATGCTGAGCTTCGTCCAGTCCATCGTCGTGCCTCCTTGCGTGACCGTGATTGGTCTGGGACGCCGCCCGGTCTGGCTCCGGGAGTGGGCCTTGAACCCATCAGCGTCAACCCGCGCCCTCAGTGCTCGTAGTGCATCGCCGCCGCCCGGCCGCGCAACCGCTTCACGCGGTAGCGCCCGGCGGCGTTCTTCTCCGTCTTGTAGCAGGCCAGCCCGCCGTCGCGTCCGATGAACACGTGGCGCCGCTCGCGGCAGAGCAGCTGCGCCATCGTCCCTTCGTCCCCCACCATCCCGATGACGACGAAGAGGGAAACGTTGCCGTACTCCGTCACCGTCAGCTCGTGCTTCTTGACCTCGTACCTCGTGGGGTCGCCATGCAGGCTGAGCCAGCACGCGACGAGCTGCGCCGCCTTCGCCCGCTGCTTGGCGGTGAACCCGTCAGCGTCAACCGCCGCCCGGCGCGTCGCCGCCGCCTTCTTCGCGCCCGCCAGCTTCGCCGCCGTCGTGTGCGCACCGCAGATGACGCAGTGCTGCTTCGATCCGTCCTCGCAACCATAGTCGTCCACCCAGTCGTGGTTGCACCGGAACCTCGCCATCGTCGTACCTCCTTGCGTGACCCCCATCGGTCTGACACGCGCGCCGGGACTCGAACCCGGCCGCAGCGCCCGTCCGCGCCGCGCGTGACCTTACTACTACTCGACGCCCCCCTGCGCCCGATGACTCACGCTGGTCGTTCTACGATCCGAGCGGGCAGTAGGCGCCCAGCTTCTTCAACAACACGATCAGCGTGTCCCACTGCGGCCCCGTCAGTTCACGGTCGGCCTTCGGGTAGTTCGCGAACCCCATCCGCACGATGGCAAACGTCGTAAACGTGACGTCGCCGTCGCGCGTGCCGTCATAGATAAACGCGCCGTCGTTGCACTTCGTAATGCGTGCGGTCCAGTGATACTGTCCGAACCACGTCACCTTCACCGATGCTCGGCGTCGCCCGTACCGTCGTGGTCTCATTGTCGTCTACCTCCTTGTTAACCCCCATCGGTCTGAGACGCACGCTGGACTCGAACCAGCCGAGCGGCCCCGCGAGGCCGTCGTGCGTCGCTCTGTTCTACGCCCGGTAGCCGAACGTTTCCTCCGTCAGCTTCTCGATGGTCGCCTTCGACACCCGGTTGCGCGGGTTGTCCATCCAGCGGCGGAGGTCCGCCGCCGTGTACCCGCCCTCACGAACCCGGCGCCGGTCGTCAGCGGCGTCGCGCGCCCAGCGCGTCCACTTCGAGACCATCACGGCCTGCGCCTGCAGCGGCGACAGCCCCCGGCGCAGCAGCATCGCCGCCACCGCCGTCCAGCTCGCGTAGCGCGGCGCGCTGACGGCGTCGAACGTCAGCACCGCCACGGCCTTCGCCTGCTCCGCCACCGTGACCTTCAGCTCCGTCAGTCCGTACTTGCCCGTGACCTTCTTCATCGCTCACCTCCCGTTGACCGTGATTGGTCTGGGACGTGCGGCCGGAGTCGAACCGGCCGCGCCGTATTACTACGGCGCCGCAACCCGCCACGTCAGCGAAGCCTAGCTGATCCCGAGGTAGTAGATCGCCTTCCCGGAGATGCGCGATGCGAGCACGTCGACGTAAGCCGCGCCGCCCTTCGCATTGAACGCCGCCTCCGCCTTCTCGCAGTCTGCGATGCGCGCCTCGTCGCACGCCGGGCCGCTCCACTCGCCGCCGTCGAACGCCGCGTCCCGGTCCGCCGCCTCTGCCCAACCTTGGTTAGACGAGAAGATCGCGCTCGCCGTCCGGCTCAGCTGGTCGTCGCCGTGCTTGAAGTTGCTCGCGAACCGCCCGAGCGCCGACACCGCGCAGTTCAGGTTCACCCGGCGCCGCAGCGCCTCCCGCCGCAACGCGCGCAGCCGCTCCACCCGCTCCGCCTCCGCCGCGAAGACCGCCTGTTCCACCAGCCAGTCCGCCACGAACGCCCGGCTGAACCCGCGCCGCGTCCGCCCGGAGATCGCCGTCGCCTTCCACCACTGCGTCACGCGGTAGCCGACCGCGTAGTTCAGTCCGTAGTCGTTCGCCATCACCGGCGTCCGCTCCTCGACGCGCGCTACCGTCCCGATCACCGCGCCGTCCGCGACCACCGCGTAGCCGTTCGCCTGCTTCTGGAACTTGACCGTCATCGCCGACCTCCTTGGTTGACCGTCATTGGTCTAGCACGCACGCCGGACTCGAACCGGCTCACCGCGCCCCTCGCGCCGTGCGTGACCGCGTTACTATCGCGCTACGCCCGCTGCGACAACGCCGCGTCTGACTCCGCCTCGGTCGGGAACAACGACCGCCACGCCGCGAACCCGGCATCCGTCATCGTGATGAACGAGTCATCACCGTGGACGCCGCTGCCGCCCACCGTTACCAGCTTCATCTCAGCGAGCCGCGCTACGACGCCGCCCATGCTGCGCGCCGACCGGCCCTGCGCCTTCCACGTGTCCGCCACGCTGAACGTCCACGCCGAGGCGACGTCGTTGACGTCCGTCGGGTAGCCGCCGTTGGCGGGCATGTAGAGGTCACGCGCCAGAACGTTGAGGAACGCCGCGCCGAGCTTCGTCACGAGTGCCATCGTCTCATCTCCTTGTTGACCCCCATCGGTCTGGGACGCGCGCCGGAATCGAACCGGCTCACCGCACCCGCCGTGCCGCGCGTCGCTGCCGCACCTACTCGAACACCAGCTCGAACGCCTCCCAGCGGAACCCCGTCGCGTCCGCCCGCTCCAGGAACCACCGCATCTCGCCGTTCACCGCCATGCCGTCCTTCCGGAACGCCACGAACTCGGCGCGCAGCACGAACAACGCACCGTAGTTGCCCGTGGTGTCCGCGATCACCCGCGACACCTCGACGTCTTCGATCTGGTTGGCGTTCGCGATGACCGCCAGCTTCGTCTCGCGGATCATCTGGACCATGTCCACCGCGACCGCGCCGACCCCGCTCGCCCACTCGATGCTCTTCATCGCCGTCCTCCTTCGTGACCGTCATTGGTCTGGGGTAGAGCGCCGGACTCGAACCGGGGCGCCGTATTACTACGGCGTCGCACCCATCGTGCCGCCTACCGTGTCCCCGGAGCAGCTCGCGCCACTCCGGGGTTTCGACTCTCTCTCACTTGCTCCCCCATCAGCCCTCGTCGGTCGTTGCACGCTCACGCGTGATGCCCTGTCTTCGCCGCGCCCGTCTGTGGTGCTGGGGCGTTTGGTGTTAGCTGGCTCTGGGCTTCCGACTACAGCTCTGGGATCCGGTTTGCTTCGAGTAACCGTGACGACTTATCGGGTGCCCCTGTAGAAGTGCTTGGGTGCTTGTTCCGGCTGTCCCTCTCGTCAGCTACCTCGCGTCCGCCGCGCCGGGCTGGACCGCCGAGCTACTGCTCGGACCGCTCCGCCTCCGCCGCGTGGTCGGTTGCTTCTGCCGTTGGTGGGATGCCGTACTTACCGTGCGGGCGCCGTAGAGCCGGGAGGCTCTAATGGGTGGCGCCGTTACTCTCTGCGGGCCTGGACGCTATCGCGTCCTCGCCTCGATTCTGTTGTCAACCGGTTGGTGGCCCCCGCTTATCCCTCGTGACCCCCCGCCGGGTCGGTCGGTCTACCGGGTGTTCCGTCCGGCCGTAGCCGGGGGGAACCAACCGTTTCGCTTGTAAAGAACGTGCTCACTGGTCAATCTACGCCAAAACAGAGGTTTGTCCAGCATTTTCCGTAGGCTCCTTGCACTTTCCCGTAGCCGTCAGGCCAGCGCTAGACCCGTCCGGAGGTAAAGCGCGGTATATAGACGTCGGCCTAAACTACGACTTGTCCCACGTAAGTCTAAGCGTATAAACGGGTTGAAGTTTATTTTCGGCCAGAACAAGCGTGAAAGGCGTCCGCGTACCGTATCGCCGGGAGCGCATCCTATTAACGGAGGCCGTAGGCGACCCCCTACGGCGCCCGGCCGCCCGGCCGGGCTACCTCCCGGCTCCGGACGGCCCCGGCCGCCCTACGGCCGCCTAGACCGTCCGGCGGGCTACCTAGCCGGAAGCCGAACCGGGGAGGTCCGGCCTTCCGGTCCTACGCCTTGCGCCAGCTACCGTCGGGCTGCTGCACGTAGCCGTGCAACGCCATCCACGCTTCGCCCGTCGCTACGACGTCCAGCGACCCGTCGCGCAGCCGCGTCGCGAAGTCCTCGAACGTCGCATCCGGGTGCGCCTCGCTCCACGCGGCGTAGAGCGTACGCACGGCGGCGATGCCTGCGGCTGCCGCGACGTTCGTCTTGGCGAGCACGGCCGCCACGAGGTCGATCACCTTCATCACGTCCGCACCGGTCATGCGACACCTCCCGCCGGGAGCAACATGCGCACCGTCCATGCCGCCTTGATGATCTCCGTCACCACGTCGACGAACTGCGCCTTAGCGCCGCTCCCGTCGAGTGGCTTTAGCAGCACCTTCAGTTCACGGTCAATCGTGTCGAGTGCCTCCAGCGCATCGGCTAGCGCCAGCTTCCGCGAGGCGAGATCCACGGCTGCGTTGTAGAGCGTCAGCGCAGACGCCAGCTGCGTTCCCGCGCGCCCGATCTTGATCGAGACGGCCATCACGTCGGCCGCCTGCGCTTCCGTGACGACGCGCCCGGCTTCGAGTGCCGCCGTCACACGCTGCACTTCGCGAACGCCCGCCATGACGTCTCCGGCGTACTTCGCCATCTTCATCTGCGGCGTCGCATTCGGCGGTAGCGTCTTCGGGCACGCCGCCGATACCAGCACGAACACGCCGAGGAGCGCCCATCGCACCTCGCGCACCGTCAACAGCCGTCGCCTCACTTCCCGCCTCCGTTCTTCATGTTGCGGCTCAGGTCCGTCGGCGACATGCCGAACTTGCCCCCGAGCGCGGTGATGACTGCCGCCACGAGCTTGAACCAGCGCCACGCGACGACGCTGATGCCGTAGTCGGCCGGGTTCTCGATCAGCCCGGAGACGACGACGACCACCATGCCCGCGTAGAACAGGATGCGCCAGAGCCACGAGTCCCGTGCGAAGATCGGATGCATCGGTCCCTCCTTACGAATAGACCCCTGTCAGGATAACGGCGCGGCCGTGGTCGCGCGTGCGAAGCCCGAGCGCCCCGGTCTGCCCCGACGAGATAGGCGTGCCGTCCGCGCGGAACAGCGCCCAGTCGCGTGCGCGCTGCGTGGTAAGCGTGAAGTCTCCCATCAGCCCGATGGGGACCGCAAGGTAGCGGCCGTCGTGCCAGCACGCATACGCGCGCACGCACCCGCGCCGCAGGCCAAGTGACGGATCGCCCACCTCCGGCTCGAACGTGAACGGATGCTCGGGCTTCCCGTGCCGACACCGCGCCCAGTTGGCGAGGTCATCGGGTAGCAGCGCGCCCGCACCGCGCAGGATGGCGAGCGCCTCGGCGAGCGCCGGTTGCTCCCAGAGGTTCGCCGGGCGGAAGCCCGCCGTTGGATGGATCGTCTCGACGCCGAAGATCCCGGCGCCGCAGTGCATGACGTGGAACGTCCCGCCGCACAGCCACGTGTGGGTGGCCGCCATCGCCACGCGTAGCGGGTCCGTGTCTGACACGACGCTCGCGCCCGGCCCGCCGGGTTCGAGCGTGCCGAACGGCCCCGTCAGCCCGCCCTCGCCTACCCACGCGCCCCACGGCTGGCGCACCCACCGCCAGCCCTCGTCGCCGTAGGTGCGCTCGAAGTGGACGTTGGTCCAGTTCGCGGCGCTGCCGGGGTAGACGTGCTCGTTGTGCACGAAGCTCGTGAGCGTAACGGGGAACCCGTGCGCCGCCAGCATCGCGGCGAAGCCGCGCATCCGGCGCGGCCCGTCGTGGTCGTGGAAGCCGTTGTTCTCGTTGCTGACCTCGACGCCCTCGAAGACCTCGGGCGCTTCGTTCCCAACCGCGATCACCTCGCCGACGACGCGCTCCTGCTCAGCGGGCGTGAGCCGGTTCCCGCCGAACAGCGTGAGGTAGAGCCGGATGCCGCAGGCTTTGGCGAGGTCGCGCGTCTCGCGCAGCGCCGCCGCCCACCGTGGATGACTTGGGTGGGTGGTGCGGTCGCGGGTCACGCCATCGGCGCAACGGATGGCGGTCCAGTCCGACGTCTCCGCGAACACCCGCGCGAAGTGCGCGCCCTGCTCACGGACCCACGCGAAGTGCCGCCGCACGCGCTCCGTCTCGCCATCCAGCAACCCACGCACGGCCCAGAACACCGGCAGGCCCAGTGACCGGTAGGAGCCGTCGTCGTCACGGGCCACGCGCCCATCGATCCGCACGCGCCCGTTGCGCCCCACAGGTTCCGGCTGCGGTTCTGCCGTGTTCGTCGCCCACAGGGGCACACCATCAGGGGCGTACAGCACGAGGTTGCCATCGCTCTGCAGCGACAGACTAGCCCCGCTCGCGCCCCACGACGTGTTGGTTGCCCAGATCGGATTCCACGCCCGGTCGTAGATGACGGCGTTGCCGTCGCCTTGCATGGCGAGCATCGCGCCGCCGACCGAGTGCGCCGCCCAGAGCGGCGCGCCGCCCTGACGGTAGAGCACGAGGTTGCCGTCACTGGCTTGGAGGATGAGGTCATACCGACCGTTCGGCGACACGAGGCGGTCACCGATGCCGAGGTGCTCGTTAGGGGCGAGCCGGTTCTTGCCGCTCATGCGATGGTCTCCCACTTCACCTTGGCCGCGTCCGCGTAACGCGACCAGTTATCGACGTGGATGTAATACATCGACGGCCGGAACTCCACGTACCGGATTGGCGACCCCTCGCGCGCCGTCGCCCGGCGCACGGCCGTCTCGAACTCACCCATGCCCAGCTCGCGCGGACAGGCGATGTCGATGGCCCGGCCTTCGCAGTGCTGGCTGTGCTTCGCCGCCTTCAGTCGCGGGATCGTCCGTAGATAGGCTTGATACTGCGGCGAGCGATAGCCGCTGGCGATGGTCAGGCACACGCCACGCAACGGCGCGCTCCCGTGTAGCTCGACGCACAGGATGGTGCACTCGGCCCGGACGTCCTCAAACATCCGCCCTACGGCCAGCCCCCGGTCGGGCACGTCCCGCCAGTCGAGCGGGTACACGCTGCCGTCCGCGCAGGACAGTTCCGTCCAGTACAGGTGGTCCGAACACCGTTGCAGCGTGGTCATCAGCGGACCTCGAACGGTTCTGACTGCCGCGAGTATGGAATCTCGCGCCACGGCAGCGGCTGGTAGATTACGTCCACCTGAAGCCGGTAGCGCCCCGGCGCGACGTGCGGCGACAGGTAGAGCGCCACGTACCGATGCGGGTCGCATCCGGCTGGAAGTGCGGCCTTCGGCCCGTCCAGCCCCACCGTGACATCGTTCACGAGATGCCACCGGATTTCACGCGGCACCCACCAGTCAGAGGTCTTGCAGTAGTCGAGGAACACGCCGAGTTCGTCGCCTACCGCCGCCCCGGTTGGCACGCTGATCTTGAAATGTGTCAGCGGCTGATAGGGCCACGCCGTCGCCGCGATCCCTGCCAGCGTCACGACCATGACCAGCGTCGACGCCAGCGACCCGAGCCAGACGAACACCTGCTCGCCGACCGTGCGATGCGGAGCGCGTCCCCACTGGGCCGTCATCGCGTCAGCCCTCCCTTCGTGATCCACGTCACCACCACGCCGACGAAGCCGAGGATGAACGCCATCAACACCGTGTAGACTTGCCCGCGCAATGCGGTGAAGTCCCTATGTAGCGCATCGTGTTTCGTGCAGAGCGTCCCGAGCTTGAGGTTGGCATCATTGTACTGGTCGACGAGCTTCTGCACTCGCGCCACGACCTCAACCAGCGTGGCGTCGTTGTGTCGGACAGCTTCGCGCAGAAGCGCCAGCCCCGTATCCTGCGCGTTGCAGCGGTCATCATGCTCCATGATCAGCCGTCCTTCCGAGCGGGCCGCGCCCGCATATCCTAATCACGATCCTTCCGCGTGTAGCGCGTCCACGGCGGCCCGCGTCTCCGGCAGCTCGTCCATGCACGCGACCGACGCGGCGCTCCGGTGCGCGAACGCGGCCAGCGCGACGATCTGCGGGTGCCGTTCGGCGAGGTCGAGCCACCAGTGCAACTGCGCGGCAGTCGGCACCGTCGCCCACAGCCCGTTCGGGTCGCGGTCGCGGAACGCCTGCGCGACGAGCATCACCGGCCTGCCGTAGTGGAGCACACCCTTCCACGCGCCCACGCCCTCGACGACCCATGCAACCTCGCGCTTGAACTTTTCGCACATCTCCGGCCCGTCGCTGTCCGTCAGCGGCGGCGTGCCGACCAGGGGCCATCCCCGCGCCCACAGGTACGGGTCCGCGCCGAGCACGTCCGCCCCGTAGTCGGGATACCAGAGCCCGGAGCCGAAGGTCGCGTCGTCGTTCCACTTCGTCTCGACGGCGACCGTGAGCAGGCCCCGCGCCTTCGTGCGCCGGTAGAGTTCCGCGAGGCGCGGGCGCAACCACTCCTTCCGCTGCCACTCCGTCATGCCCGCGAACACGGGCCAGCCCGCCACATCAGCCGGGTTGTTGCAGCGGTCCCACCATTCCTCCTCGATCATCCACGCAACGGGCGTAATGCCCTGAGCAGCGCAGCGAAGATGCAGGGCATTGAGGTAGCGGTCCCAATGATCCGGGTTCGTCAGATAGTCCTCGTTGCAGCCAGTCTGAATGACAGCCCGGAGGTCACGGGCGGCCAGCATCGCGCCGGTCACGCGGTCGAGGAACTGCTCGTTGTCGGGCAGCACCACCAGCGATCCCGGCCAGCACTCGGCCAGCGTCGGACTCGGGCGGTAGGTGAGCCAGTAGGGGATCATCGCTACGGCGCTCCGATCTTCCACGCCCGACACGCCTGCGGCTTGAGGTACGTCGAGGCGTGCGCGTTCGCCATCGTCACGCTGACCTTTACGATGATGTCCGCCGTGAACGTCGGCGTCCACGTCATAACGAACGTGCCTGCGGCCCATCCCCCCCAACTCCCGTCGGCGAAGTCGCCATCCAGTACTTCCTGCACAACCGCCGTCCCTGACATGTTCTTCCGCATCCAGACCGCTGAACCGACACGCTGGAAGCGCATGCCGAACGGCACCGTTTGTTCGACAGCGAGATCGGGAAAGGCCCACGTCGCGTTCGGCGGGGACACCGACACGCCCCCGACGTAGATTTTCTGATTGAACGCCGTCGTGCCGCCACGGTTGTTCTTGTGCAGAAACCATCCTTCCAGCACGACTATGTCACCATCGGCCCACTTGTTCGCGGGGACAGTGAACGTGATCACGTCCGTCTCCGCGACAGTATTGACGGCATCGGCCTTCGTGACCGCGTAGCCCGCAAACGGAGCCATGCCCGTGAGCGCCGCCCCGTTCACGGCAGGCAACGTCGTCGCGAGCGACGGCACCTTCGAGCCGTCCGTCACGAACACGGCGTTCGCCACGCCCGCGATCCGGGCGATCTGCGACGCGGACGTGGCGTACCCGATGATGTCGTACTGCGCCTGCCCGGTCAGCGCGACCGCCCCGGTGTTCAGGGACGTGATCATGTCCCGCCACTCGGCGTTGCCCTGCGCGGCGGTCACGAGTTCGCCGCTGACCCACGTGCGTGGTGAGAGCGCCATCGTCAGCCCTCCCTCTCGTCCAGCCCGAGTTCGCGGTCGGGCGCAACCTCATCCGGCTTCACGTCATCGGGCGGAATCGGCCGCGAGGCGTGCGGCGACAACACCACGGCCGCAACCTCGGGCGGCAGGCCGCGCACGACCGGCCCCTCCGGGTCAGCCCATCGGCCGCGCCGCAGTTGCTTGTCATAGACCCCTAGCTGGACGCTCTCCTGCACGAGATCCGCGATGCTCTCGTGCGGCTCCCATGAGCGCGTGCGTCTGTCGGGACGGTCCATCAAGACCTCTGCCACGACGGCGCGGAGCGATCCGGGCGTCGCCTCCCACGCAATCGGGTGCATCGTGCAACAGTCGAAACAGATCGCCGTGGGCCACGTATGGTCAACCGCCACGCCCGCCCCGCACTGGCAGTCGGCAATCCATCGGCCCATGTTGACGCGCGGCTCCAGCGGCAGCACCGAGCGCGTGACTCGCTGCCGCGTCCGGTGCGCGTTCTGCACGAGCTTGCTGTGCGCCTCTGCGTAGTCGCGGAACGGCAGCGTCGTGCGCGCGTAGGTCAGATCCGTCGTCATCGCCATCACGCAAACCCCAGTCGGGTCGTGAGCCCGAGTTCCGATGCATTCGCCGTCCCGAGCAGCCAGTAGCTCGTCATGTCAGCCGGAGCCAGCCCCCACTCGACGCGCAGATAGCCGCCCTGGTCTCTCAGCGACACCCGCTGGATGAACGCGTCTGTATCCACGCCGGTCTGCGTCTCCCGCAGGGTGAACCGGGTCCCAATGTCCCACGCGAGCGCGAGGTTGAGCAGCGTCGCATCGGAACACGTGAACGACACCGACGTCGGCCGCGCCGTGGGCGTCTTGTAGAGGTTGAGCAGGAACGCCGCGAACCCCGCGCCGATGGCCGGGTCGTCTTGATACGGCATATCGACTTGCACGAGCCGCTCGCCGTAGGCGGCGATGCTGGCCGCGTCTTCGGCCGTCGAGACCACGGGTGTGGTGTCGTAGATGCCTTTGCCCCGGATCTGGAGCTTCGTGATGTAGCCGACGACGGCCGCATTGTTCGTCACCGACCACGACACGCCGTTCGCCCCGATGCCGGTCGTGACCACGCCAGACGGCGTGACCGAGAACGACGCCGTGAGATCCGTGCCCAGGCCATCAGCCTGCGAGTTCATGGTGTAGTCGGTCGTGGCGACCGGCGTCACCATGTCCGTCCCGCCGCAGCGATCGTTATTGTTGAGCGGATCGCCGTAGGGCCCCATGAACGTCACCGTCTCGCCGGGCTGCACGGCCGAGGACACGTTCTCCACGTTCAGGGACCAGAGGACCGTCGTCGCCGCCGCATCGATTCGGCGCGGATGCGTCGTGACTTGCACTTTGTTGTAGAGCACCCCGCGTGAGTACTCGACACTCAGGCCGTGCATGTCGTCGTCGAGCGTGAACTGGGATTCGGCCGCAGCGCGCCCGAGCCGCGCCTCCACCACGAGCGCCCCGGACCCGCGCACGTACCCGAAGCCGCCCTCCGAGTGCATCAGGCTCGCCAGCGCGGCCAGCACGCGCGTCTTTTCATCGCGCACGTTGTCGAGCGCATAGGCGAACGTCGAGTTGCACGTGGCGAAGACCGTGGACTCCGGCTGCTCCGCCATGCCGTCGAGGATGGCCTGTGCAATCTGATCCGTGCGCTTCGAGAGTTGCAGCGCCACGTTCGTGGTCAGGCTCGCGGCCGTGTCGATCCAGTCCACGACGCGCACGGCCGTGTGCCGGTCACGATAGCTGCCCGGCGACGGCTCGATGCTGTCGATCTTCCCGATAAAGAACGTGCGCGCGCTCGTCCCCACGGCGAACGCGGTCGGCTCGAAACCCGAGGATGAGAACCCTCCATCATCGGTCTCTGGCACGCGCCAGCGGAGCTTGATGCCCGCGTCGAATCCGGCGCGGCAGTTCGCGTGCCCTGGCGAGTAGTAGCCCGCCAGCCCCGCACTGTTCCGCGCCGAATTGTTCAACGTGACCGTGCCCTGCCCCGTGCCCGCCGTGCGGTCGTTCGGCCCGCTGCCGTCAATGCCGTAGCCCGCCCCGAGGTCGCCGAGCACGTCGGCCGACACGTCCGTCCAGCCCCCGCCGGGGCCGTCCAACTCCATCTCGACGACGGACGTGAAGTCAAGCGCCATCGGCTAGACCTCTTTCAGCGCGTCCCGCAACAAGAGCGGGTCATTCGTACGCCTCGCCTGTGTCGCGGTCAACATGGCGGCAGCGCACCGCCGTGTCACACCACAGCCTGAATCCGGCTTCCCGCGCCTGCTGGCTGAAGAACGAGTCTTGCGTCAGCTGCACGCCCGTCACGAACCACGGATAGGGGATGCGCCGGAACACTTCGATGCGAAACAGGGTGAAGCCCGTGGGGATGGTGTAGACCTCGCGCAGCGTCCCGTCCGGGTCATCGAGCGTCGCCCGTTCTCCATCCGGCGTCAGCACAATCGGCGTGCCTTTGCGCGGCCCCGGCTTGCGCCACGGATACCACCCGCCCACGATGTCAAGGCCATGCTTGAGCAGTCGCTCCACGCCATCGGGCGGCGGGAACGTGTCGTCCTCGATGATGAGCAGATGCGTGGTCCCGACCTTCATCGCGTGATCGAGCGCCGTCAGCACGGCCTGATTGAGCGCCTGATCAACGGGCATTCCGTAGATACAGTGATAGTGACGCTCGGCTTCACCGGGCCAGCCTTCGACCGTCGCTTGCTGTACGGGCAGCAGCGCGTCCGACTCGGGCTTCTTCTCGGTCGGCGTCACTACAAGCACCTTGGGATGTCCCACCCCGAGGAACCGCTGCTCGACTTGCGCGACCGTCTCTCCGAGCGACGCTGCAACAGGCGGCTCGTATGACGGGAGGACGGGCGGCAGCGGCACGCCCGCGAGTCGCAGCGCCATCACGTTGCCGGGAGAGATGCCCGTCTGCCGCGAGATCATGTCGGCCTCGGCCTGCACCAGCAGACGGCGACGGAACAATTCCTCTTGCGAGGCGTCGAGTTCTTGCCGCGTGAACGTGCGACCGAACCGCTGGTAGATGGCGAGCAAAGAATGGATCTCACGAATCGCCCCGAGCAGCGCCCGGTTTGTCTTCACGACGCCATACCGCTTCTGCATCGCCCGCAGCGCGTCGATAGCGTCGCCCGTGCCTTCGAGCGTCCGCGCCTCCTCGATGAGCACGCGCCGCTCGATCAGCCCGTCCACTACGGCGTCGTACTTCAACTGCAATTCCAGCACGCACTGTGCCCATCGCTGTTCTTCGGTGTCGTGCGCGCCGACGACATGCCGCTCCAATACGTAGGACGGGCGGGGACATTGAATCTCCAGAAACTGCGTCCCGAGATCGGCCAGCGCATCGAGCGCCCCGACCGTCGCAGCCGAGAGCGCGGCATCATCTTGCGCGAAGCCGCGCAACGCGCCGGGGTCCACACCTTCGTTAGATCGCATAGTCGTTGATCCCTCCCGTGAGTCCCCGATAGGCAGCAAAGTCGGAGGCCGTGTTCGCAGCGACCGCGCCCGTCGAGAACGTCAGCCGGTCAGCAGTGGTCAGCCACCCCGCCGTGCCTGCGCCGCCGCAGCCGTAGGCGTACACCTGCCCGTCGCTCACGCTCGACAGCGCATACCGAGCGACCGACAAGTTCGACGCGGTATTCGCCGCCATTACTCCCGTCGAGAACGTCATCTTGTGTCCGGTCGTAACGTGCGCGCCGGAATGACCCCCGCACACGAACCCATACGTCGGGTCCGACGCGCAGAAGTTTCCAGACACGGCCGCGACCGATAGCGCCGCTGCGGTGTTTGCCGCCGTCGTCGCCGTGGCGAACGTCATCCGATAGCCCGTCGTCCCGTACGTCGGGTAGCCGTAGATGAGGCCGTCCGAGATGTGCGCGAAGGCTGCGCCCGACGCGCACTTTGCCGTCGTCTTTGACGCCCACACGCACGTCGCGTAGGTCAGTTGGTACGCGCTCGACCCATCGAGCCAGTACCCGTACGCCTGTCCGTCGTTCAAGTGCGACGAGTTATTGATGTTCGCGCCGCCCTGACTGCCGCCTGCCACGGGATAACCTGCGGCCGTGTTCGACGCCATCGCACCTGTCGCCAGCGTCAGTCGCCATGCGTACTGATTCGCGCTTCCACCGTCCCAGCCCCCGGCCATGTGGCCGTAGTATTCGAGGTCGGACAGACCGCCGTACTGGCCGTACACCGCGTTGGCGAGGTTGCCTGCGGTCCACGCGGCCCATGCGCCCGTCGAGAACGTCATCCGGTGACACGCCGTTGAGACAGCCCCCGTGTACCCGCCTGCGGCGTAGCCATAGATCGCTTTTCGCCGCAACGCCAATTGCGGCGACCATCCGCGCAACGAGAACCCCGTGGTCGAGTACGCCACGCCAAGCGGCAGCGGCGTCCGGTTCCATCCGGCGCTCGGTTCCGTTGCCGTCATCGCGCCCGGAGACGTTGGGGATATCCAGTACATCGTGTTGGCGGTGAGACCCGACAGTCCCGCCACGGTCCCCGGCGAGGCAAAGGTCACGGTGTCGCCAGCGTTGCCGGTCGAGAGCGCGATGAACGGCCCGCCCATCGTACGAATGCGCGACAGCCACGGATACGCCGTGGTTTTGTACATGCGCCCTGCGGTGCCGAAGCCCGTTACGACGCAATAGCACACGTCCCCGACCGCCAGCGTCTCGCCCGCGACGCCAGAAAACTGATTGGCGACGACATTCGCTTGCCAGCTTGGATCGGCTCCCGCCCCGTTGCTCGTCCAGACGGTGCCGCTCGCACCCGCCGCGCCCGAGTACTTCGGCTTCGCGGCGACTCCGTCCGACACGACCATCTGGCCTTTCGCCACGCTCGCCAGATAGCTCGCGCCGTCGGTCGCGCCCGTGTCGCGCAGCGGGATGTCACCGTGCGTGCCGCCGCTCATCGCATGGCCGTCGTTCCAGTCGGAGGGCTGCACAAGCGTGGTGTCCGCCGTGTCGGACTTCGCGCTGACCTTCGCGTGAGTGATGCTAACGTCGGCCATGACTAGACTCCTGCGAGCAGGATGTTGTCCCGCACCGAGCGGCCCACGGCCCGCGCAATCGCCGCCGGAAGCGCATCGAGCTTGCGCTCGATCGCGCCAAACCCGCTGTCGCCCAGCGGCACCACCGCCTCAGGCCCACGTTCGCCCACGAGCGCCAGCGTTGGCCCCATCACGACCCCGCCCGTCCCCATGCGCGGCGTGTAACCCGCTCGCACCGCCGCTTGCTGCAACGCCTGCAGGAACGCTTGAATCTCCGGCTTGGCGAACTGCGACTCCCCGAGGTAGCCGAACCGCCCCGCGATGGCATTGAACGCCGCCTGATCCGGGACCGCCTGCCCGAACTGCTTGAACACGGACCCGAGCTGGCTGACGGCCTCATCGCGGCTCATCCACTCGACGTCTTTACCCCACGCCCCACGCGGCCGAGACCACTGCATCGACGAGAGGACCCCGGCGAGGTTGGGAAGTGATGGCGTCGGGAGCGTCGGCGGCTCGACCGGGAGCGTCGACCACTCCCGCTTGAGCTCGATGATTTTGCGGATCGCGTTGTCGATCGGCTCGACCGGCAGGCCGTCGAGTTCCGTCCCGAGCTTCGACACGGCGAGCGCCGCCATGTCGGTGTAGCTCTTGAACGTGCCGAGCGACCCGGCCATGTCCACGCCAGCCGTTTCCGCGGTCGCCATCGCGATCTGCAACTGCGTACTGATCTCGCGGATGCCGCCCGGCGAGTGTCCCCACGCCGCGCTCTCGGCGGCATCTTCGATGGCTTCAAGGGCCTCCACGCCGCGGTCGCGGAATGTTTCCCAGTCCACGTCTTCAAGGCTCTTGTTGAGCGCCCGCGCGGCATTCATGCCGCCGGTTTCTATCTTGGACTTGATGGCGGCGGCGGTATCGGTGGCCTGCTGCCGTGTGGCAGCGAACGCATCCGTGATCGCACGAACAAAGTCTTCGCGGAAGAATCGGGTGAGGTCGCCGAGCGTGTCCTTGATGGTCTCCAACGCCTCGACCTGCTTGCGCGCCGGGTCCTTGGCGGCTTCACCCACGACTCCGTGCGCCTCCGCAAACTCCAGTAGCTTGCGCGTGTCCTCGTCCACGACGTAGCCGGTGTCTTTCCAGATTTGCCAGAGCGTCTGGAGCGTCGGCTGCATGGCCCGCAGCCCCTGCTCGCCGCCGCGCCCACTCAGCTCCATCCGGCGGAAGATGTCGTAGGCTGTTGCTCCGAGGTCGCGGAACATCCCCGCGTTCAGCATGCCGGAGTTCCAGAGGCCCGTCATCATCTGGTTCAGCGACCCGAGCGCCTGTACCGTCTGCGGGTTGTCCTTGGCAAACTGCCGCCAGCCCAACAGCGTCTGGAGCGTCCCGTCAGCCTTAAACCCGAACTGGTCCGTCAGCGCCGCCAGCTGGTCCAGCCCCGGCCCGATCTGGCCCAAGGCGCCGAGGAAGTCGCCGGACTGCGCGACGGCCGACGCAAATGCCGCCGTGACGATCCGCCCGTACCGGTTAAACTCCTCCTGCCCCTTCGCCGCGAACTCCGCCATGGCCGCCGCGTTCGCCCCATGCTCCGCAACGACTTCACCAAGCTGCGTCCGCAGCTTCGCCAGTTCCTCGTTCCACTTCTCGTAGTTCCGCCGCTGCTGCTCTGTCGCCGGGCCGCCCTTCTTGTCCATGTCCACGATCTTAGCCGTCAGGTCGGCGATGCGCGAGCCGAGGTCGTCCGTCGTCTCGGCGAACTTCCCGGCATCCTCGATCATCGTGAGCCACGGCGCAGCAAACGCATCGACCAGGCCCAGCGCCCCTTCCATGATGTTCGAGAACTGCGCGTCCATGAAGGCCGCATAGCCTTCCAGCGCGGCCCCGGCCTCCTGTAGCGCGAACACCTGCTCACGCTCAGCCTGCGTCAACAGCCCCATCGTGGCCGTGACCTCTCCGAGCCGCGTGTTCACGGCGCCGAGCCGGGCCTCCATCTCGCTGATGTCGGCCATGTCCATCCCGAGGATGGCTGCGATGTTCTCCACGCCCTCAATGCTACCGAACCGGTCGATCATCTCCTTGAGGGCGTCCATCTTCTCCTTCGCGGCGTCAAGGTCGTCGAGCGCGGCGAGGTTGACGCCGACCTTCGCCGCCATCGACTGCGCCGCCGCTACGGAGCCGAAGTCCTTGACGAGTCCGTTGAGGAACTCGAACTTGTCCTTGAACTTCCCTAGCTCAGCATTGAACTCGGCCAGCCCGCCCTTCCCCTGCGATCCCCATAGCCCGGCAAGGTTCGAGCCGAGGACAGCGCTCATCTCCTTGATCTGCTCCAACGACCCGTACTGGCTGACCAGCGCCGCCTTCATCTTCTCGACTTCGGCCGTCGCCTTGGCGTTCTCCTCGCGCAGCTTCTTCGCGTGCCCGATGAGGCCGCCGAAGATTCCCGCGATGCCGCCGATGGCCGCCCCGATTGCCGCGCCCGGTGCGTGGCCAAACATGAAGCCGATGCCTGCGCCCGCCGCCGCGCCGCCCAGCCCGGTCGTCACGGCAGCGCCTGCCTTGGTCGACGTGTCCATCACCTGCGCCGCGATCCCGGCCGCCGCCGACAGCGCCGCCGTCAGCTTCGCCCCCATCGACACGCCTGCCGTCGTAATCGTATCCAGCGCCCGCGTCGCCAGCGAGGCGACGTTCCCAAACGTCCCGCCGATGTTGTCGAAGATCCCGGCCACCGTGCTGGCCAGATCGTGCAGCCGGTCTTTCCACGTCTCCTTCGTATCGTCAGCGGCCTTCTTCGCAACGGAACGGATCGCGCGGAAGAAGTCCCCGATTGGCCCCGGCAACATCGACATCATCTGCGACACGCGGACAAACGCCTCCTCAAAGTTCTCCTCGAAGTACGTTGTAAACGACCCGGTGTTCCGCTTCCCGCTCTCCATCACCTGACTGATGACGGCGCCTAGCTCCGCGATCCGCTTCTTCGAGTTGGCGACGGCTCCCTCCATCGCATCCCGGTACGTGTTGAACGTCTCGACGGGGAGCTTGATCTGTGGGAACTTCAGGATGGTTGCCGCCGCTTCGCTACCACGTATGGCCGGGGTGCCGCCTTCCTCGCGCATCAGGAACAGCCGGGCCTCCGCCGCCTTCTTCATCTGCGCCGCGAGGTCGGCATACTTGCTACCGTGCGCCGCGAGTATCGGTAGCGCCTCGCGCATCTTCTTGTAGAGGTCTTCTTGCGTCTCGATGGACAGGCTCGTCGCCTTCGGCAACATCCCGAGCACGTTCACGAGGTCGCGCATCGCGTCAGCCGCCGCCTTCCCTGACAGCTCTACCAGCAGTTCCTTCTCCGCATCCGTCAGCTCGCGCGTTTTCTTTGCCTGCACCTCTACCTTCTTCGAGAGGTCGACGGCCAGCTCGCCCTTCTTAGCAAACGCATTGGCGACTTCCAGCGTGATCTTCCCCATGTCCTTCTGGGCGAGCTTCGTGACGTCGATCTTGACCTTGAGCGAGTCCAGCTGGACTTCCGTGCCGCCGAGCGCCCGGTCCACCTTCGCCTGATTCGCGACGAACTCGTTGACGGCCCGCGCCTGCTCCCGCTTCTGCGGATCAATGAACGACGCCGCAGCTAGCTCGCGGCGGCCTTCGGGCGTCTCCTGCTTCCGCATCCGGTCGATCTGCTCTTGTAGCCGGTCTAGCGCCTCCTTCACGAGCTTCGCCTGTAGGACGAACAGCGCGCCGATAGCAACGCCTGCCGCTGCCGCCCCTACGAGGCCCACGGCCACCGCCAGCCCGCGCGTCGCAATCGCCGCCCCCTTAGCGGACGCCTCCATCAGCCAGATCCGCGCCGTCAGCACCGGGACGGAGTTCCCAAGGGTAAACATGGCCGTCGACGTCGCCGTGAGGATGCTCCCGAGGCCGCTGACCGCCACCCCGGTCGTCTTGATGAGGATCCCCAGCGCAATGAGCGCCGGAGCCGCGACGGTTCCGATCCCGACGACGGCATAGGTCGCCCGCTTGGCCGGTTCGGGCCACGTCTCGAATGCCTTGGCCGCATCCAGCAGCGACGACTTGATCGGGCCGATAATGTGCGCCAGCTCCATGAACGCTGGCTTCAGGGCGTCGCCAACGGCGATGGCGAGGGACTCCGCCTTAGCCTTCATCGTCTCGAACGTGAACGCCGTCTCGTGGCTCACCACCTTCATGCCGCTATCTACGGCGCCGACGGTATCCTGCACGTCACGCAGGATCTGCTCGAAGTCCTTACCCTGCGACCCGGCCGTGGCGAGCAGGCCGGTCAGGGCGCGGACGTTGTTGACGAAGTCGGCCAGTGCTTCGTCGTTCCCCTTGAACGCCTCGATGATCTTGAGCAGCGTGGGGACCAGTCCCTTGTCACGGACTTCCTGCCGGAGTCCGGCCGCTGACATGCCGACGCTCGCCAGCGCCTCGGCTCCGGCCTTGCTCGTGTTTAGCAGTTCACCGAGGATGCCGCGCAACGACGTCGTGGCCTGCGCTGCGTCGCCGCCGACCCGCGTATACGCCGCAATGAAGGCGCCCACCTGATCGAAGCTCACGCCGAGGGATGCCGCGAGCGGGATGACCTTGCCGATGGACCCCTGTAGCTCCGTCGTCGTCATGTTGCCGACGCGCACCGTGCCGATCAAGAGTTCCGTTGCGCGCTCGGCCGACATGACGGAGGGGCCGTAGGCGAGCATCAACTGCGTCACGGCTCGCGCAATCTCCGCCGTGTCGCCGAGGCCGATGGCCGTGGCCTTGGCCGCGTACTCCAGCGCCTCCATTGCTTCCGTCCCGCGTAGGCCGCCGGACGTCACCGCGAACATGGCGCGCGCGAGCTGGTCGGCCCCTACGCCGACCTTCGGCGCGAGGTCCAGCATCGCATCGCGCCACTCCTCGACCTGATCCGTGTTGATGCCGACGAGGTTGATGATCTTCCCGAGGTCTTGCTCGAACCGGGCCGACATGTGGAGGCCCGCCGTCGCCGTCGCCGTGATCGCCGCAGAAGCGAGTATGGCCTGATGCCCCCACTCCTTCATCTGGTCGCCGACGTGCTTGACCTTCCCGCCGAAGCTGTCGATGTTCTTGGCCGCGACCGCGAGCTGGGCCGACATCTTGTCCTGGAGTTCCAGGTACGCCACGATGTTCCCGACGCTCACGGCCACGGCATCCTCCGGTGGTCCGGCCGCCGCCCCTGCCTAGAACATCCCGCGCGGGCGCGGCGGCATCTGCTTGATCTGCTCGGCGACGATCTCCACGTAGTCCTGCGGCAGCGCGCAGTACTCCGGCCAGCTCCATCCCGTCAGCAGCATTAGGCTGGCGTCGGCTCGGGCTTGCTGGAGCCAGCCTGCTGCTTTTTTGCCTCTTCCATCGCCTTCTGGTGCTCGTCGAGCGCGTTGTCGATCAGCTCGAACAGCTCCGGCTGAAGCGCCTCGAACGAGCGCCGTCCGACCGGTAGCCTGAACGACGGCTCCGGGTCGTGCGCCAGCGACCAGTCCGTGATGTATGCGCCCATGCGCGCAAACGAATACTCCGTCCACTCGATCCGCGCCGTCGGCTCGGGGTTGTCCCCGCGCGTCTTCGGCATCGCCTGTGACACGGACGACACGCTGCGCATCATGGCGCGCGTCTCGCCGACCGTCAACCGCTGCTTCACCGACACCCACAGCGGCCGGTCCGTCCCTCCGTCGTGCCACACCAGCTCGATCTTGGTCGTCTCCGGCTCCACGATCCACGGGTTCCGTCCCACGGGCCACCTGCCTCCTTCCGCCCGGCCGGTTTACCGCCTCGTAGGAGCGCCGCCGGGCATCCGGCTACCCCTACCCCTACCCTGCGCCCCCGCGCCGCTCTACGGGGCGCCTAGCGCGTCCTACGGCCCCCCTAGCGGCACGTCCCGGACCTCGTCCGGCCGCCGGTCCAGCCCCAGTACCAGGTCGCTCCCGTCCCACGCCAACGCCACGCCGCCCCAGACCCATTCGACCGGTCCGAGCCGCAACGCCACGTCAAGCGGCGCCTGCGCCAGCCACGCCTCGTTCCGTTCGCGGACGCTCGCCCGGAGGCTGAACGCCCGGCCTTGCGGCTCGATGACCCACGGCCCCAGCACGGCGGCCTCATGGTAGCCCCACCGCACGGCGCCGCTCACTCCGCTTGCACGCATGTCCCCGCTCCAAACGCTCGGCGGTACTGTCCGCCTTCATGGACGGCCGCGAATCCCCCGGTGAGCACGTCCGCCGCCCAGAGGGTCATGATCGGGCTGGTCGCCTCACGGACCATCACGCGCCGCGTCGCCCCATCGCATGCGCACGTATCGCGCTCAGCGCAGAGGCACGTCCAACCGCGCGGCAACATCCGCGACTGCTCCTCCGCATCCTCAGCGCACCGTGCTACGAGTGGCCCGATCTGCGCTGTTAGGTTGATGGACGTCACCGGTACGGCGATGCGCGCTAGCGCGGCCGTCGCTCCGGCGAACAGCAGCGCGCGGCGGCGCACGTCCTGATCGTCGACCGACAGGCTCGGCGTCGCAACGCGAGTCGTGACGTGTAGGAACTGGAGGTCGTAGCCGAGCAACGCGAGGTCGCGCGCCTGCCGTCCGAACGGGCGGACCGGGCTACACTCCACAAGCACCCACGGCGGCCCGGCCGCCCGGATGAATGCTTCCGCCTCAGCCCACGCTGCGGCGAGATCATCGGGCGCCCCCGGCAGGTCCACGTAGCAGACGTCGTGCGCCGTCCCTGCGGGAAGCATCGCGATCCGGTCTACGATGGCGGCTCCGGCGAACCGCGCCGCAAGCACGGCCCGCCGGAATGGATCCGCCTCAGCCCGCGCGACGATCTCATGCCCTGCCAGCAGCCAACCGAGGTCGGCGCCGCCGATGCCGCTGCACAGCGACGCGATCCGCATGGCCGCCCTACGTCGCCGACGTGTTGCGCGCCAGGTCGCCCGCCGACTGGATCGTGGTCGGTGCGTCGAGCAGCGTCCCGACCGCCCCGCCCACGGGGTTGTACTTCTCGACGACGCCGATGCCCGACCAGATCGGGTTCACGGCCGTCGAGCAGATGTTCTGCGGGCGCAGCTCCACGCACACCGTCGTCCCGACCAGCGGCCACAGTATCGCATCCCATTTGCCGGAGGCGAAGTCCTGATGCGGCGTGATGTCGATGCTCCACGCCTTCAGCCCGCCCTTGCGGATGCGCGTCGAATCGCCCATCGCCGTCTCGTCCAGCATCTCGCTGGCGTAGTTCAGCGTCACGCTCGACACGTGGTCGCTCAGGTCCGAGCCGTTGATCTCAACCTTGGCATTCCGAAAGTGCAACGTCGACATGGTGTCTCTCCCTCCGTCGCTCCGTCATCGCTGGATGCCGATCACGGGCAGGAACTTGTAGGACTCTCCGCTGGTGGTCATCTCCCAGATCGTCCGCCAGAACCGCCGCTCCGTCGTCGTGATGGTACCGGTCGTCAGTGGCGTCGCCCACTCCGCCGTTCGCTGCGCCGTGCACGTGAACGCGAACGTCACCGTGCCGGGGTTGCCGCCCGAGTAGCCGGACGAGCTGTTGCTCAAGATGCGGACCTTCAGGCCGCCCGTCGAGCTGCTCAGCACGTGGAGCGCGGCGTATGCCTTGTAGCCGCTCCCCTGCGGCACTCCGCCTACGTCATACACGGTCCCCTGACCGCAGCTCGACACGGCTGTCACCGTCGCGTCCTTCAGTGGTACTGCTCTGAGGATCATGATGCCGCCTCCGTCTCCGCAATGGCCACCGTGCCATGCATGCGCCGGAACACCTCACCGTCCGCCCACGGCCAGATGCGCCCGGTTACCGTCATCCGCATCAGCTCTGCCCACCCCTCACCGTCGTGGGCCGCCCGGCAGCGGCGCGTAACGTCGAGGCCGTCCAGCAGCACGACCAGTTCACGCCCCGTCGCGTGGCGGTGCGCCGTCCACCCGTCGCACGTCACCAGCCCCCACGTCGCTGCCGGGGGCATGCTTACCGGCACCGGCCCGCTGACCCTCACGGCCCGCATCGCTACGCCTCGATCCCTCGGCCCATGATCGACAGGTCGAACCCGAGCAGCGACCCGACATCGCCCTTGACGTTGTACTTATCGACCACGCCCTTGGTCGAGAAGCCCATGTCGGTGGCGACGCCCTCGGTCAGCCCGTTCGCGAAGACGGTCACGATCTGGTCGTCGACGCCCACGAGGTCGAACAGGATGGCGTCGACGTGCCCGGCCGAGCCGTCCCAGTGCCCGGCGCCCGTCACGTCAACCACCTTGAGTCCGCCCTTGCGGATGCGCGTCGAGTCGCCAAAGGCCGTCTCATCCAGCATCTCCGCCGACACCGAGAGGCCGACGTTGTTGTGGTCGCCTGAGAGGTCGTAGCCTCCGACGTAGATGCGCGCGTCTCGGAAGTGAAGTGTCCCCACGGCGTCCCCCTTCTATGTCGACGTGCTCGTGCTCAGTGCCTTACAGACGTTGAAGTTACACGCCACCAGCGTCCGCCCCGTCTCGTCTTGCCCCAAGGCGAACGGCGACTGGATCGCCTCGATCCACAGATACCGCGTCCCGTTCACCGTCCGGTCCCCGGCGCCATCCAAGAGCCGGAAGATCACGTTCATCGACGCCCGCGCCCGCTGATACGTCGCCGACCGCCGCACGATCTGGACGCTGGCCCGCTCTTCGACGGCCAACCCCGGCGCCGACGCCATCGCATGCACCGGCCCGATCCCGCCCGTCTCGACCAACTGCACGGCCTCGTCCGGCTTCTCCGGCATGAACCCGCGATATATCTGCGTAGTGACGCCGCCCGTCGAAAGCAGGTCTGCGAGGTCGTCCAACAGGAACGTGCCCATCTCAGAACCCCGCCATCAGCAGCACGCTCCGGATCCGCGCCGTTCGGTCGGCGACAGACCCGGCGCTGCGCGCGATGCGCTCGACCTCTAGCAACGCCAGTTCCGCATACGGCGCCAGCCGCACTTCCACGGTCGCTGCCGCGCGTCCGCCTTCCACACCCGCCACCTCCACTAGCCCCGTCGAACACGTCAGCCGGTCAGCGACTTCAGCTGCCGCGCCGTCCAGCCCGGCCACGCCCAGCGCGGTGGCCGTCTGGTGAAGCACCCGGCGGATATTCGCGTCGAGGCGCACGTCGATGACGCTCGTCAGCTTCATCGCCTTCCCAGCGTCATGCGCAGCAGCTCCGCCATCCGCTGCGCCAGTGTCCGCGCCGTCGCGTTAACGGCCGTCTCTAGGAACTTCCACTGCCCCACGCCATGACGCGCGCTCCGGCCTTTGGGCGACTTCGCCGGAGGCGGCGGGATCTCGTGGACATAGACGGCATACTCGGTCCCGTAGGTCAACTCGGCCCGCAGGCTCCTCGGCTTCGCATGCACAGACACCTTGCCGCTCCGCTTCAGCACCCCCGTGTCCACCGGCGTCAGCTCCTTCGACCGCGTCATCGTCTCTTCGGCGATCAGGTTCAGCGCCAGCGCCGCGTCACGCTCGATGCCGTTGACGCTCGCCAGCATCCGGAGCCGGTCCGCCACGGGCTGCGTGATGACGTGGAAGGCGCCAGCCATCGCTATGCCCTCGTGTCCCCGAGCCGCACGACCGTCACGAACTGCCCGGCCGTGAACGGATACCGCTCGATGGCGACGATGGCCGGATTGATCGCATAGCTCTCGGTCGATCCGACGTCACCCGTGCTCAGCGTGATCCGGTCTTCCGGACGGACCGCCGCATTGCTCATCAAGTAGACGGCCTGCTTGCTCGGCACCTCCTGCCCGTCCGCCTTCATGATCATCTTCATCTCGCCGACGACGGCGCACTGGTAGACGACGGCCGTGCCGTACGACGGCGCCCCATACGAGTCATACGTCGAGCACGGCTCGATGCTGACCCGCTGCCGCATCAGCGGCGCGAACGCGCGGACCGTCGGCACGCCCATCGCTACAGCCTCCGCCACGGCGCCAGCAGTTCCACGACCGGATCCACGGCGTCATCGGCGCTCCGGTAGTTCAGCTCCAGCGGCCCCACCTTGATCCGGCTCGCGCCGGAGATGGACCCCTGATACAAGTCCGCCGCCTTCAGTAACACGGCCCGCTCGACGTCCTCGGGCAGCGTCCGCCCCGTCGTCGTCGTCGCCCAGTCGGTCCCGGTCGATGACGTGCAGGCCAGCTGCCACCCGGCCTCGTAGACCACGAACCACGGCCGCGACACGTCGGCCGGGCGCGGGTAGTCGCCCATGTAGTTCGACCACCCCATCGTCGGCGCGAAGGTGGCGTTGCTGCGCATCTCGACGAACCCGGCGTCCGGATTCTCAATGCGGTGGTCCGTCGAGCAGTACTCCGTCGCGTTGCCCGTGTCCGTCGAATCGAACATCCGCTGGATCGCCCAGACCGGGAACCGCCCGAGGCGGAGGCGCTGCGTCCCGTAGGCGGCCACCGTCTCCGCGTAGACCTGCCGCCGCATCACGCCCGGCCCGTTCAGGATATGCCGCTCGGCCCACGCCGTCGCATCGGCCAGTGCCTTGTCCATCCCGCACGACGACGCCGTAGCGCCGAGCACGGTGAGCAGGTCGCTCATCGTGGCTAGCGCCGATTCCGTCGACGTCGTGCAGGTCCAGATCATTGGTTAGGCTCCGACCCGCGACACGACCAAGTGCAGGAACGCCACGTCAATCTCTGCGTCATCCGTCGCGTTCATGCCGCGCACGGTAAAGGTATCGTTAGCAACGGCCGCGACGATGCACGCGATAGACGCTGACCCGGTGGCCGTCGCCGCCGCATCGCGCGCAGTCTTGCAGTTGTTGACCACGGTGCCTTCCTTGAAGACGGCCCACCGGATATCTTTGGTAGCGACCTGTGGGTTGAACGAGATCTGGACGTTGACCAGATACGTCCCGGCCACCGACACGCTGCACCCGTCATCGGTGTCCTCGCAGTCCACGTCACCGGCCTCCGCGCCCTCCGTCAGCGCCGTGAACTGCACATACGTATCAGCAGTCGCAATCGTCAGCGTCGAGACGACGAGCGTGCCGTCGTTGTCACTGTCGCCGTCGTAGTAGAGGTTGCCATACGACTGATAGATCAGCGTCCCGCTCGTCGTCGGCGCCACCAGCGTTGGCGTGCCCGCAGCCGCTGCCGAGGTGAACGTCACCGTCCCGCTCGTCACGCCGTTGATCTTGAACGTGCCGGTCCCCGTCCCGGTCTGCCCTACAATGACGCTCCCGACAACGCCGAGCGTGTCAGAGGCCGCGTTATAGGACAGCCCTGCTTCTCCGGCAAACGCACCGCCGTTGTTATACTGCATATGCCCGGATGAACCGCCGGGCACGGCCGTGTTCCCCGGTACGATCTGGGTCTGGCCGGTCAACGCGATGGTCGCCGCCGCAATGCCGAACCACGCCGCCGCCCACGTCCACCGTCGCATGGTTACTCTCCCAGCGCGAGCACGCGCACCGTCGTCCCCGTTGAAGTGGTCGTACTAGCGAGCGAGAACCCGCCCGTGCGGACCGACACGGCCAGCACGCCGCCCGCCGCAAGCCGGAAGCCACCCGTGCTCCCAACCGTACTGCCGAAGTGCGCATAGACCACATCGGCCTTGTCGTTATAGAGGATGACGGCCGTGGCGAGGAAGCCGGGATCGAATCCGATCTTGCCGATAGTCCCGGCCGCATCCGTCGTCGACACGACTTCCTCCGCGTAGAACTGATGCGGTCGCTGAACGTATGCCGTCGCCATGGCTAGGCTCCCGTAATCGGATGGAAGACGCCGCGCAGCCGCAGCCGCATCAGCTCCGCCAGATACAGCTCCTCCTGCACGGCCCCGTCGATGGTCGCTAGCTCGAACACGGCCTCGTGTCGCATCTCGCCGAGCGCCTTCACGCGCCCGTCGAGCGCCGCGTGAACGGCATCGACCGTCGTCACCGGCCCGGTCGCCAGCTCATCGCGCACGCGCGTCGCCTCACCGATGGCGCCGTCCAACGCCCGGAGCCGCGTCAACATCGCGTCGCGCTTCTCCGTCAGCGACTTGTGGCGCGCGTCCAGCTCGCTCGGCTTGAAGATGCCCGTGTCCGGCTCCTTCTCGTATCCGTACCGGTGCGTATGCTTGAGCAGCGCGCTCTGCGGCGGGATCCGCACCGTGATGCCCCGGCCGTGCGCGACGCCCAGCCAGAACTCCGCGCACGCCTTCTGGTGCGCGTACTCGGTCCCCACCACGAGGTCGATGCCGTATAGCCCGATCTCCTTGTAACCCTGATGGATGCTCCACGCGATGAGCAACGCAATCGTGCTGGTCAGGTAGTCCGTCCCGGCGCCGATGATCTCGTCGATGGGGAACCGCACTGAGGTCGGAATGGCCGCTACCCGCTGCGTCATCAGCACCGGGATGCCGCAACCACGGAGCCACCCCTCGTGGTCCGTGCCTTCGACGTTCTCCTCGTACCAGTTCACGTGGAGGTCAGCCCAGAAGTCCGCGCGTGGGATGAACCGGTAGAGCTGGTTCAACCCGATGATCTCCCACTCCGGGTCATCGAACGGCGCCAAGTCCCGGCTGGACGTCGCGTAACCGACGATGGCGATCTTGTCCCGCCGCCGCTCGACGAGTCCGGCCTCGGCCTCCAACACCTGCGCGCCGGACTTGCACGGATGCTGCAGGTCGATGCCCGCCACGCCCTCCGGCACCACGGCGAAGTCACGATGCGAACTCATGCCTGTCGTCCCTTCCGTTGAGGTTTCCGCGCCCCTGAAAGGACCGGGCTGGGCGCCGCTTTCGCTACGTCCGGCCCGGCCATCATCCGGTCCACGGGCGGCGCATCCAACGCCGTCCCGTGAACCGTCCCCTCTGACGGCGTCACGCGCCGTACCCACCCGGCCGCCAGCACCTCCGCGTGGCACGGGTTCTCCGTGTCGAGCAGACACCGCTCGCCGACATGGATCACCGGCCCGCGCAAGCTCAGCGACCGGCCGACCACCTCGACCAGAACGCGCATCGCCCGGCCTACGACGTGATCAGTCGCCCGGTCGACGTCGTGGTGCGCGGCGCCTCATCCGGCTGCCCGAACACCAGGCTGACCGCCACGCCCGTGGCCTGCGACCCGCCCGAGCTGGAGGCGTACATCTCCAGCAGCACGTACGGCCGCAGGTAACGGCCCGCGCCCGTCAGGTCGTAGTGCGCGTTGTAGTCGGCGTGCGCCCGGCCCGTCGCCGTGGCACTGAACGTGCCGAACGTCCCCACCGCCGTCGTCGTCGCCATGAACCCGCTGGCCAGCGTCGACGTGGTGTTCGGCCCGTAGTAGACGAACGCCTTGCCGCGCGCCTTCTCCTGCTCCGTCGAGAAGCGGTCGAAGTCGTCGGCGCAGGTCGTCGAGCTGTGGTAGAGCCACGCGCTCACGGCCGCGAACTTCGCGTCCACGGTCGACGTGCCGATCTCGATGTTCGCCACCGCCGACACGTTCACGGCGTTGTAGCCGCGTCCCAAGCCCAGCCGGTCGATGATGCGCCCGGCGATGAGGTTGGCCGTGCTGTCGCCGTTCAGCGTGCCGCAGCTGGCCGCGAAGATCGAGAAGCACTTCGTGATGGTCTTGCCCGACATGGTCCCCGGTCCCTCGGCGCCGTCGGCCGTGGCCGTGGCCGTGGAGGGCTGCTGGCTGAAGCCAAGCACCGTCCGGAGCTGTGCAACGTCTCGTGTGATCATGGTCCGTCTCTCCTGTGTCTGAACCCTTGGTGTCCGCAGGCGGCTCCGGATCGCCGGAACCGCCCGCTGCCATCACCTCACGCGCGCCTACACGCTGCCCGGCGCCCAATCCACGCCCGTCAGCACAGCCACGGCGCCCTCGTAGCGCATCGCGAAGTCGTGTTCCGCAATCGCCCGCACCACGGTCTGGTCCAGCGAGAAGGCCGCCTGAATCGCTGACCCGTCGTTGTAGGCCGCTTCCTGCGAGGCGTCGACCATGATGTTCTGAGCCTCGCCGATGATGGCCTGCGCCGCGTCGAAGAAGTAGACCTCCGACTCGTCGTTGGTCGCGGCCCCGGTCGCGTCCAAGTTCGTCGGCACGCCCGTCGTGATCTCATACGGGTAGCCCCAGAGCGTCCCCCCGGCCATCTCGTCCTTGAAGACGAAGGCACCGGTGGAGGTCTGGAGCGTGACGAGGAAGTTCTTGATCCTCGGCGCGAAGATCCAGCACGGCTTCAGCATCGGGATATCGGCGCCCATCAGCTGCTGCATCAGCTTGCCGAGGTCCGCCGCCGTAGCCTGCAGGCTGACCGTGGCGTTGGCCAGGATCTTGTTCGCACCCGGCGCCCAGTAGTACAGCCCCCTCGGGCTGCCGTCCACGCCGTTGCCCCGGATGAAGGCCGAGTCCTCCTTGACGCTCATCGCCGTCACGAGGTCGTTCCGCACGATGGTGTCGGCGCCCGGCGACGCGTACCGCAGCAGGTCGTTGCTGACCGGCGTGAGGCACGCCAGCTTCTTGAACGTCAGCGCCAGTCGCCCGGTCGACAGCTGCGACTTCGGCGCGTTCACGTTCTCGCCGATGTAGTTCGCCGTCGCTCCGGCCGTCCCCTTGCCGAGATTGACGGTGCCGGTCGGCATCGGGATCGTCGGCACGCCCAGCTTCCGCATCACGGCCGCTGCGCGCAGGAACTGAATGAAGTCCGTCGAGAACTGCTCCGGCACCAGGAACCCGCCCGCCGTGGCGTCTCCGGCGGCCAGCGCCTTCTGGCGCGCGTCGGCCCACTGGTCGGCGAGGTCGTGGTCGCCCCACGCCCGCAGGATCGCCACGGCGCCGTCCGGCCCGCTGCCCTGGAACTTGGCCGCCGCCGTCGCGCGCACGCACCGCGCCAGCGCGATGCCCTGCTCACGCTTGACCGGCTCGGGCGGCGTGCGCCCGGCCCCGGCCAGCTTCTCGCCCCAGGACGTGACGCGCTCGCGCAGCGGCGCCACGGCCTCCTCGATGTTCTGGCGCACGATGGTCGCCAGCTCCGTGCCGATGAAGCCCTTGATCTGTCCGGACACGAACTCGGCCAGTTCGGCCCGCGTCATGCCCTTGCCCTGTGTGTCCATCGTCTCTACTCCTTCGTCAGTCGATCCGCCCACGCAGGGCGTTGATCGCGGCCTGCGTCTGTGCGCGTACCAGATCGGTCAAGGCTTCCTTCACGGCCGCCACGACCAGCTCGGCGTCCACCGGGCACCGGTCCGCATCCTTCGCCACGTCACCGTCCTCGCCGTCCTCCGCCAGCAACACCGCCAGCGTGTCGTCGTCGCCGTCCAGCCACAGCACCGTCTCGTCGGCTACCGGGCCGTCCGCCGTCGCCGTCGTCTCTGCCCGAGATCCGGACTCGGGCGCGGGCTGCGGCTCCGGCGAAGGCGCGGCCTTCTGCAACCCCGCCAGCGTCGCCGCCGCCTCACGCAATGCCGCGATAGCTTCCCGGAGCAGCGCCGCATCGTCCGGCGGTTCGTCCGGCTCCGGTTCGGGGTCCGGCTCGGGCGCGGGCTGCTCGCGCAGTACGGCGGCCTCCGCCTCCAGCCCGTAGTCCTCCAGCAGTCCGGCTAGCTCGCCGTCCGTCAGCTCACGCTGGAGACGCCGCTCTAGTCGGTCGCCCGCCTTCACGTAGGCGGCCCACCCCACGGTGTCGCGGTCCCACGGCGCCGCCTTCAACGAGTCGGGCATGTCTTCAGCGTCGCGGAACTTCTGGTAGTGCCGCGCCAGATGCGCCTTGACTGCGTCGCGGTCCTCGTCCGGAATCTGCGTGCGGCCGAGGCGCGCCGCCGCCGACACCAGCCCACGCCAGATCACCTTGCCGGACGCCGGGCTGTGGTGTGGCAACTTCAACGACCCGAAGGCCGCTGGCGGCATCTCGGCGCTCCACCCGTAGTGCCCGGCGATGCGCCGCCGCTCGCCCTTCGAGCACTCCTCCCACGACGCTTCGGTGAAGTCCTTAAGCACGGGCGCGGCCCACGGCACTTCCTCGTCGTCGTCGATACTGCGCGAGACGTCCTTGGGCGACACGCCCTTGGCGACGGCTTCCTCGTCGGCTTCGATGGCGTCCAGCGCCCGCTGCGCCCACGCCTTCAGCAGCGCGCGGTCCTCGTCGAAGGAAGCCGCCATGAGCGCCTCGGCGTTGGCCGGGACCGGGACCACGCTCACCTCCAGCAGCTCGCACCGGATGTAGTCGTAGCCCTTGCGGTCTTCGTTGAACGTCCACTCCAGCGGGCGGAACCCGACCGACGCGCCGCGCAGGAACCCGGCCTTGACCATGCGGTACACGTACTCCGCCATCGGGTTTAGGTCGGCCGTCGCGAACTCGATCACCATCTCGATGCCGTGCTCGCTGCGCGCAACCTCGACGGCCCGGCCTACGGGCAGGCTCCGGTAGTCGTGGGCGAACGGGATGACGGGGTTGCGGAGGAAGTTGGTGAGGTCGATGCCTGCGGGAACAATCACGTCACGCTCGCGGTCCGGCGTGTCGGTCGTCACCACGAACCGCACCCGGCGCTCCGCGAGCACGGCCACGTCCACAAGCAGCTGCTTCCGGACCGGCTCGGCTACGGTGTCGTTGGTCGCCATAGGCTATCCCCCTACAAAGCAAAAGCGCCGCAGCGACCAGAAGCTCCCGAGAGCCTCCGATGATCGCTGCGGCGCTAGTGGCCCGGCCGCAAGGCCATGAACTCGACGGAGCCTAGTATAGCTACACTCGGTCCACCCGTAAAGCCTTAACCGGTTAGTGCCCCGTCAGACCGCGCCGACCGACGATGCGCTGGTCGGCATACTCAACTGCTCGCACCTGCACGGCGCCGTCCTGGAGCCGCACCGTGATCGACACGCTGGCCAAGTCTTCGGCGCGGTCGAGATACTCGCGCCGGGCGCGCAGCTCCGTCAGCATCGCATGCGCAATCACTTCCGTGCGGCGCGCCGTCGGCTCACCCACGGAATCCTCCCGCCATGATGCCCCGGCGCCCGGTTCCCGCGCGGCGCGGCGCAGCGCACGTCATGGCCGGACTCCTTCACTGCCGTCCTCGGCCGTGTACCGCCCCGGCTGTAGCACGGCGGCGCGGGCCATGTCTTCGGCGGCGCGCACGACCATCGGACACGGGCGGCAGAGGAAGCAGCAGCAGCCCGGAGGCGCCGTACTCGGCAGCGGCGTTACCCAGATCCCGTCATCCTGGTACGTGGCCCCGCACCTGCATCGCCAGGCGCCGCCCGCTCTCACGAACACGTGCGATACCTCCATCGACGCCTCCTCAGTTCGGCATGGCCGCGCCGCGCACTTCCAACGCAGCCTCCGCGCTCGTCAGCGTGGCCATCTCCTGCACCAACAGCGCCAACGCCCCGGTCCCACGCAAGAGGAACCACTCCAGCTTCTCCGGCGTAATCCGGGCACACGCCTCAGACTCCTGCTCGGTGGCCAGCCAGACGAGCAACGCCGCCGCTGCTACCACGCCGCACTGCTCGCCTCGCGCGGCGTCCCAGAGTATGCGCATCACGCGGTGGACGTCATCGCGGTCGACTGAACTCGGTCGCCCTAGTTGGGCTGGCATGTCCGCGTCCCTCCGCCGTAGGCGCGCCGCACGTCGTCATCCGACATGTCGCCAACGGCCTTCACCTGCTCCGCTGCCGCCGTCATCAGGCGGCGCAGCAGCACACAGGCCCGCTCGTCGCGCGTCGCCTCCGGATAGCCCTGGAACCCCGGCGACACGTCAACGTAGGCCATCATCAGTGCCGCTTCCGCATCGGCGTGTCGCATACCTTCGAGCCTCCCCAACAGCTCCTCGGCCTTCGCCGCCGCCACCAGTCGCTCGACGCGCACCTGCGTTACCCGGACCTGTCCCATGCGCCCCTCCTCTCAAACAGACTCAGCAGCCGCACCCGGTGGTTCGTGCTCCGGACGACGGCCGCCATCCCCCCAACACTTCCAAGGCAACCACCCGCTCAGCGACGCTCAGATGGCGACGGGCCGCTGCGTCCATGTCTCCAGATACCGCTCCACGAACGTCCGCTCGTGCCAGTACTCGTGGCCGTACCGGAACGGGTGCCGCAGCAGGAACGGCTCATAGCACGGGTCCACGACCACGCGCATCCCGCGCCCCTCGGCTAGCCCCAGCCACCAGTTCAGGCAGCTACTCTCGACGGTCGCCTCGCGCTGCGTCCCCAGCAGCAGCGAGAGGCCGAACAGGTATAGCTCCTCGAAGTCCTCGTCGATGGCCTGACACACCTGCATCGCGAACGTGCACGTGAAGTAGTCGCGAAACCGCCGCGCCATCACCCGAATCGGCCACGTGACAGCGCGCGGGTTCTCCGGCACCGGCTCCGTCGTGTAGAGCGGCACCGGGCACTGCACGATCCACGCGAGGTCGTTGGCGTCCTGAATCGGCCGCCCGGCATACGTCCCTTCCGCGTCCGGCACGATCTGGTGCTGCTCCCACCACCGGCTCGCCGCGATGCGTCCGGCCGGATCGCGCGCCACGTTCCAGAAGTTGTTCAGCGCCCAGCACTCGAACGTCTCATCCGTCCACGGCATGCGCCCGACGCCATGCGAACCGCAGATGGCCACCTTCCGTCGCCGCGTCGCCCCGGCCCGATACTGCACCCGGCCGTCGACGACTTCCAGCGGCGCGACGTGCGGCGAGATGCCGCTGTACGGGCGGATGTCCGGGCTACCCACGCTCGCCTCCCACCTGCAGCGTCCCGCTCGCCCACGTCTCGGTCGTCCCGGTGCTGTAGGTCCAGTTGCGCAACCGGGTCGGCGCCCACGTCCCGGTATTCTCCGTCACCAGCCACGGCGTCACCGGTAACACCTGCCGCTCGGGAATCGGCGGCAGCATCGGCGCCATCGGCATCGGGATTGTTACCGGCTGCGGCGGTCGCGCCTCAACCGGGCGCGCCTGCTTCGGCGCCTCGGGTGGCGGCAGCTTCGGCAGTCCGCCAATCGACACGCCGCGCGCCATGCAGACGATCTCGTGTGGGTTCATCATCGCTCGCTCCTCAGTACGTATCCTCGGCATCGAGGCCGTCCATCCACTCACCGATCAGCCCGGTCGTCATCGCCTGCACACCAAGGTCGCGCCGCCGTTGACGCCACAGCCGCGCCCGCTGTCGCATCGCCTCTACCGGCACCCGTACCGGATGGACCTGCACGGTGACGCGGTTCACGAGATCGTCGACCAGCACCGGTTCCGGTTCGCGCTCCGGCTCCGGCGCGGCGATGGCTGGGAGGCCACCGAGTGAGATGCTGCGGACAATGGCCATGTGCGCCCCAAGGTCGCGCCCCGTCGAACGTGGTGGTGGAGGGCGTCCGACTCGAACGGACTGTAGCACCGGGCCGGGGCGCGGATGGCCCGAGCTAGACCCCCCGTCAACGCTACCGCACGCGCCGTCCGATCTCGCGCGCGGCGTCCCGACGCACGGCCCGGCGCACGGGCGCCTCGCGAACCGCCGTGGCCGTCATCTGCCGCGCCTCGTTGCGCCGCCGCTGCCGCGACGTCAACCGCTCTTCCAGATACGCGCGGCGCTGCGCGACCCGGCGCCGCCACCAGCGCACGGCCCAGTACCCGGCCGGGCCGCCGACGACCGCCCCCGCCACCACCGCCGCCGCGAACTCAGCGCCCGTCATGGCGCCCCGCAAGCGCGGCTGCTACTTGCCGCCGCCGACGTCGCTGGCGGTAGGCTCTGGCGTGCGCCCGCCCAACCTCGCCGTGCTGACCCTCGACGGGAAACGTCCCGGTGATGCCGCGCGCGCCGAGGTCGGCCCCGTGCGCGATCAGGTCACGGAGCGCCTCATACGTCGGTCGGCTGAACATCTCATAGCGCGTGCGGACGGTCGCTGGCAACGCCCCGGTCCCGCTGAGGAGCTTCCTCACGTGTGCTTCCGGAGGCGGATCGCCCGGCGCGGGCGCGCAGGATCAAGCGCAGGCCCGGCGTCCGTCTCGGCGCGCAGGCGCTCTAGGTTCTCGCCGACGGCCAGCAATGCATCAGCGACGGCTTGCCCGGATAGTGCCATGCGGACGAGCACCGCCCCGGCTGCCTCGGCCTCTTCATTCCTCACGGTGCCCGTGATCAGCTCGCCCTGCACCCACGTTCGCGGCACGCTACTCGACATCGCGCCCTCGCACGAGGATCCGTTCCTCGACCGCTGCCAAGTCACGCGCCAGCGCGGCAAGACCTTCACGCGCTGCCACGGCCAGCGCATCGTTCGGGACGGCTCCGTTCACGTACACCGTCGCCGTCTCCGGCCCGGCCGCCGCCCGAGGCCGGGCGGCCTTCACGCGCAGGCCGACGGCGCATCGGCAGGCCGGGTGACGCGGCGGATTCGTCGTGCCGTCCTTGAACGCCCCGAACAGCGGCGCCGTCGTGTGGTCCAGCGCCTCACACTTCTCGCACAGGCGGCCGTCAGGCGCCACGATCCAGATACGCTCGACGGCGTTCGCCGACATCTGGCCCCGCTGGACGGCAATCTGCCAGAGTCGCTGCTGGCCCTGCGACGAGCTGAAGGCCAGCTCCGTCCGCGCGATGAGCAAGGCGCGCTGGCGCCGCAGCGCCTCCGTGTAGCGCCCCACGCGCGCGAAGAACGCCTCGTCACTCAGCCGCTCCCCCGCCGCCGAGTGCGCCAGCCGCATGGCGTAGTTCGCCACGGCCTCGGCTGCCTTGGCCGTCAGCCCGATGGTCTGCCGCAGCACCCGGCCCGTCTTGTAGGCGGACCAGCCCTCACGCAACGCCTCGACGATGACCCGGCGCACGACGCGCAGCACACCCTCCCGCGTCGACGCCGTCAGGTTCGTGATCAGCGTGCCCGCGTACTCCCGCGCCCACAGCACGGCCTGCGGGTTCACCACGTTCCATGGCACCTGCCCGGCCTCGCGCACGAGCCGCACCCCGGCATCCTCGGCGCCCTGTCGCACGCCGATGATGAACGCCTCGTGGAGATACCCGAATAGCGGCGGCCGGAGGCCCGTGGCCCACGCCTCCCACGGCACGGCCGCCAGCGCCGCCTCCTCGTCGCCCTGCTCTAGCGCCCGCACGAAGGCGTCCAGCGGCGTATCCTCACTCAGCGCCGCCAGCTGCGCCGTCAGCCACCGCCGCAACGCCGTCTCGCGCTTCGCGACGCGCCGCGACAGCTCCGGCAGATCATCCGGGTTGTCGTCCAGCTCCCGCTGCACGATGGCGAGGCCGTCAGCGTCCTTCGCCTCCGTCATCGCGTCGAGGTCCGTGAGCAACTCGGCTTCAACCGTCGCGGCCCGCGTCACGGTCGGGTGCCCGGTCGCGAGGACCGGCGGCGCGGCCATCAGCGACGGCGACGTAACGAGGTTGGCGGGCATCACGAACACGGCCCCCGCGCCGTCCGGCAGCGGCTCCAGTCCCTGTAGCCTGCGCCACTCGTCCACGGTCATCGTGTAGGGCGCGGCCTTCGCCGAGTCGAGCTGGAACTGCCGGTCGGCCTGCACCGGTGACTGGTATCCAACCACCAGCCGCTCGTCGTATTCCGGCACGACGCGCTCCTGCAAGTAGGCGCAGAGGAAGTCGATGCGCGGCACGATGAGGTTGGTCTTGTAGAGGAAGTCCACCGAGTCGAGCGCCGCCCGGTTCAGCGCGCCGTCCCGCACGATGCCCAGCTCCTCGGGCATGATGCCGAACACCTGCACGATCATGTCGCGCTCGTACTTGCGCAGCTCCGTCAGCTGGAGATCCTGAAAGCTCTGCGACACCTCGTGGACGCCGATCTTGCGCGTGGCGAAGAACGGCAGCGCCGCCCGCCAGAACCCCTGATGCTCGTTCCGCCACCGCTCGGCCAGCGCCTGCGCCGCCGGTTCGCTGATCGTCCCGGCGTCGTTCTTCGTCGGCTCCGGCCACACGATCAGGTCCGGCCGCGCCCTGTTCAAGAACGTCATGCGCGTGTGTCTAGCGGCGTACTCGTCCGTTTCCAGCTCGTCGGTCAGCGTCCGCGCGATGCCGCTCCCTCGGCCGTAGGGGTTCGCCGGGTCCGGGTCGACCAGCCACAACATCTCGGAGTCCGGAATCTCACCCTGCCATCCGCTCCACGACACGTGGTAGCTCCGCCGCTTCACGGTCGGCGTGTCCGTAACCCAGTGCGGCGGCACCGGCCAGAACCCGACGGGCAGCCCCAGCCCGTTCCGCTCCTTGACCCAGAACGCCTCGCCTACCAAGTCGAGGTGGATCTGCGTCGTTCGCACCAGCGCCGGTCCTACCAAGTA